CTGCAGCCGCAAGTTCTCCATGACCGAGCTCCTGCCGGATCCCAACTATCCGGGCCTGCTGGTGTGCGACGCTGATCGCGACGACTACGACCCGTATCGCCTGCCGGCGCGGCAGCCGGAGAAGATATCGCTACGCTTCGCGCGGCCGGACACACCCCTCGACCCCGGGGGCGCGGTATGAAGATCCTCGAGACCTCTGGCGTGCTCCCCACGTCTCGTGGAGGCGCTGGCGATGGCTCGCGCGCTGTCGCCAGCGCTCTTTCTTTCCCTGATCGAGGAACTTTCTGATGGCCCAGAGCGGCTTCACACCCATTCAGCTCTACCGGGCGGTCACGCCCACTTTGGTGCCCTCGGCGGGCAACCTCGCGGCCGGCGAGCTGGCGATCAACCTCGCCGACGAGAAGCTGTACTTCAAGAACGCCAGCGGCGTCGTCAAGCTGCTGGCGGACTCTGCCGTAACCGGCACCGTCACTTCAGTGGCCGCTTCAGGCGGCACGACTGGCCTGAGCTTCACCGGCTCGCCGATCACCACCACCGGGACGCTGACCCTGAGCGGGACGCTTGTCGCCGTCAACGGCGGCACCGGGCAGTCTTCGTACGCCGTCGGCGACATCCTCTTCGCCTCGACGACTACGGCCCTATCCAAACTGGCTGACGTTGCCACGGGCAATGCACTGATTTCGGGCGGCGTGGGCGTCGCACCGTCCTACGGCAAGATCGGTCTGACGACGCACGTCAGTGGCACTCTGGACGTGGCCAACGGCGGCACGGGGCAGACGACCTACACCAACGGCCAACTGCTGATCGGCAACACCACCGGCAACACGCTGGCCAAGGCCACGCTGACTGCTGGCACGAATATCAGCATCACCAACGGTGCCGGCGCGATCACCATCAACGCCACGGATCAGTTTGTCGGCACGGTCACCTCGGTGAGTGGCACTGGCACGGTCAGTGGTATCACGCTCACTGGCACCGTCACTTCGTCTGGCTCTTTGACGCTTGGCGGAACGCTCTCGGTCACGCCGTCAAACTTCGCCTCGCAGACGGCGAATACGTTTCTCGCGGCCCCCAATGGCGCGGCGGGCACACCCACGTTCCGCGCGATTGTCGCGGCTGACGTACCGACATTGAACCAGAACACGACCGGCACGGCGGCGAACGTCACCGGCACCGTAGCCATCGCCAACGGCGGTACCGGGGCAACGACGACGGGGGCAGCACGCACCGCACTTGGCGCGACCACGCTGGGCGGTAACATCTTCGTCATCCCCAACCCCAGCGCGGTCACGTTCCCGCGCTTCAACGCCGACAACACCGTCTCCGCGCTGGATGCCGCCTCGTTCCTCACGGCTATCGGCGCAGGCTCGGGTAGCGGCACCGTCAACTCGGTGAGCGGCACTGGCACGGTCAACGGCATCACGCTCACTGGCACCGTGACTTCGTCAGGCAGCCTGACGCTGGGCGGTACCCTTAGCAACGTATCCCTAACCTCGCAGGTTACGGGTACGCTGCCTGTAGCTAACGGCGGCACTGGGGCCACTGACGCCGGCACCGCCCGCTCCAACCTGAGCGCGGCGGCATCGGGGGCCGTCGGCTCTAGCGGTCTGACGATGAACACGGCCCGCATGCTGGGCCGCACCACGGCCAGCGCCGGGGCCATCGAAGAGATCAGCATCGGCACGGGCCTCACTCTGTCGGGCGGCACGCTGTCGTCCACGGCGTCTGGCGGCACCGTGACGAGCGTAGATGCCTCGGGTGGCACGACTGGCCTGACGTTCACCGGCGGCCCGGTTACTGGGTCGGGCACGCTGACGCTGAGCGGCACTCTGGCCGTCGCCAACGGCGGCACGGGCGGTACGACGCAGAGCACCGCGCGAGCAGGTCTGGGCGCGACCACTGTCGGCGAAAACCTCTTCACCCTCGGTAACCCAAGTGCGATACGCTTCCTGCGCGTCAACGCCGACAACACGGTCAGCGCACTTGACGCGCCGAACTTCCGAACGGCCATCGGCGCGGGCACGGGATCCGGCACGGTCACCAGCGTTGACGCCTCGGGCGGCACGACTGGCCTGAGCTTCAGCGGCGGCCCGGTCACTGGCTCGGGAACGCTGACCCTCGCCGGCACGCTCGCCGTCACCAATGGTGGCACGGGCGGTACGACGCAGAGCACCGCGCGATCAGGTCTGGGTGCCACGGTGGTGGGGGCCAACTTCTTCACGCTGACCAACCCTAGCTCGGTGACCTTCGTCCGCATCAACTCGGACAACACAATCAGCACCCTCGACGCGCCGACTTTCCGCACGGCCATTGGCGCGGGCACCAGCTCAACCACAGGCACCGTCACCTCTGTCAGCGGCACTGGTTCGACCAACGGCCTGTCCCTCTCCGGCACGGTTACCGGCAGCGGCAACATCACACTGAGCGGTAGCGTCACCTCGGTGGCTACGTCGGCGACCATCGACGGCGTCACCATCGGCTATCGCAGCATCCCCCGCTCGACCACGAGCGGCACCGCAGTGGTGGCCGATGTCGGCAAGTGCATCGCGGTTACTGCGGGTATCACGATCCCGAACAGCACCTTTGCCGCCGGCGACGCCGTCTCTATCTATAATGATAGCGGGTCGGCCATCACGATCACGGCGGGCGTCACGACCCTACGCCTTGCGGGGACAACCACTACAGGCAACCGCACGCTGGCCGCGCGCGGCTTGGCTACCGTCTGGTTCAACAGCGCGACTGAAGCGGTCATCTCCGGCGCGGGGGTCAGCTAATGAGCGGCATCCAGATGGCGCTGCTCGGGAGCGGTGGTAGCGCGCCGACGTTCCCGTTGCCTACCCCAACCAATGTTTCGGTAACCGACACTGCTCCAGTTGAAGCGGGTTACAGCCTTCGAAGCGACGGCGTCGTATCGAAAATCGAAAATGGTTTGGAGACCACTATCGGAAACTGGATTGTCCCAAATACAACGGCTTCTAGTTACGAGGTCAGGGCAACTCTTGTCTCTGGTTCCGTATCCACTGGAACGACGGGGAGCTATCTCAGCCTCGGAACCACTCGCACGTGGGGCGTGGCAGCGAACACCTCTGGGACAAATCAGGGCTGCACATTGACTATCGAAGTGCGTCTCACATCCGGCCCCGGCCCGGTGGTCGCAACCGCAACGGTGACTTTGTACGCGGAGTATTTCTGATGCTTGAACAACTCATCAGCCGGGTCTTCTACGCCCGCAACCTCGCCCACTTCGACCACTGGCGCACCAAGAGCTACGCCCAGCACAAGGCGCTGGGCACGTTCTACGATGAGATCATTGAGGCGCTCGACGCGCTCGTTGAGGCGCATCAGGGCCTGAACGGCCTGATCGGCAATATCCCCGCGCCGGGCGACACCACCGGTGACAGCCTGAAGATCCTCAAGGCCGACGCCGCGTGGATCGAGAAGAACCACGAGGAAATCTGCGGCGGCAACCGCGCGATCGCCAACCTGATCGACACCGTCACGGGCATCTACCTCTCCACCATCTACAAGCTGGAGAACCTGAAGTGAGCGACGACGTGAACCTCCGGCTGACCACGCACGAGGCCGTCTGCGCCGAGCGCTGGCGCGAGACCATCATGCGGATCAAGCGTCTCGAGGCGGTGATGATCGGCTGCGCGGGCGGCATCATTGTTCTGCTGTCCACAATCGCGTTCAAGGTGTCCTGACATGAGCTTCTGGGATCGTTTCGAGAGCACCCGCGACGGCATCGAGGACACAGTTGAGTTCACGATCCGCATGGCTGTTGTCACGCTGGCCTGCGTCGTGCTGGTCGTCGTGGTCGCGCTGGTTATCGGCATGTTCGCGCCTAACAACGTGGTGGACAGCGACAAGGTCTTCGAGATCGTCGGCCCTGCCTTCAACATGGTCATCGGCGCGTTCGTCGGCCTGCTGGGCGGCCTGAGCCTCAACGCCAACGCGCGTGACGTGAAGCCGGAAGAGCCCGCCCCCGTTGAGCCTCTGCCTGAGCCAGAGCCGCCTGCCGCTGTGGCCGACGATGACGACGACATGGCTCCATGGGAGAAGTACCGCAACGACCTGCGCTATGACGCCAACGGCGACGGCGTGGTCGATGAGAGCGACTTTCCTGACTGGCGCAATCCGGGGGCGTAAGTGACTGGCAACCTCTCCACCGTTGAACTGATCGGCCAACTCTGGCCGGTCGTTCTGGCGTTTATCTCGCTGACGATCATCCTTGCCAAGATGGACGTTCGCCTCGGCGTGGCCGAGGAGAAGATCAAGGCGTTGTTCGAGTTGTGGAACAAAGGCAAATGAGCCTCGCAAACCTCCAGCAGAAGATCGGTGTCACCGCCGATGGCGCGTTCGGGCCCGGCACGCTCAAGGCTGCCGCCGCCTACTACAAGCTGTCGCCCAACCGCGCCGCGCACTTCTTCGCCCAGACGGCGCACGAAACCGGCGGCTTCAAGGCGTTCAGCGAGAACCTGAGCTACGGCGCGAAGGGCCTGCGCGGCATCTTCGGGAAGTATTTCCCGACCGACGCCATGGCCAAGGCCTACGAGCGCCAGCCGCAGAAGATCGCCAACCGCGTCTACGGCGGCCGCATGGGCAACGGCGTCGAGGCGTCCGGTGACGGTTGGAAGTATCGCGGTCGCGGCGCGCTCCAGTTGACGGGCAAGGCGAACTATCAGGCGTTCTCCGACTACATCAACCGCCCGGACGTAATGACGAACCCCGATCTGGTCGCGAGCGAACTCTGCTTCGAGAGCGCTTTGTGGTTCTTCGACAAGAACAGGCTCTGGGGCATCTGCGACCAAGGCATCAACGACGCCGCCATCCTCGCGCTGACCAAGCGCATCAACGGCGGCACGCACGGCCTCGATGACCGCATGGCGAAAACAAAGAAGTTCGCCGGGTGGGTGGCATGATCCCCAACCCGATCATGCTTTACGCGGCGGCAGGCGCTCTCCTCGTCGGTGCCGTCGCAGGATACAAAGTCCGCGATTGGCAGTGTGACGCGGCGTACGCAAAGGCTCTGGAAAAGGCGGGAAAGCAACGTGCTAAAGCCGACATCATCCTCGACAAAAAGGCCGCAGAATATGAAGAAACACGCGCCGCTGCCGATGTGCGCTCCGTCGAGCGGACTAACACCATTCGTGAGATTTACCACACGGTGCCTGCCGCTGCTGCCAGTTGCGCTCCTCCTGACGACGCTGTCCGGGTGCTCCTCGAAGTCATCGGTAATCCAAACACTGAAGCCGCCGCCAGCCAATCTGGCGAGCCCGTGTTCCCTGTTAAACAATCCGCCGAAGCCCTTCCTCGACCCAGCCCGGCTGCTGTGGGAAAAAGACCTGATCGAGCGGAGGAATGACTGCGCGGAGAAACACCGGCTAACCATCGAGGCGTGGCGCGAAGCTAGTCAATTGCCGCAAAAGTGATATAAGGACATCCCATGGCCACGACGATGACCTTCACGACGCTCCAGCAGGACGTGCGGCGCTATCTTGAGCGCGGCACGACCTACGCGTCCGACCCCGTCGTCTTCGAGCAAATCCCGCGCCTGATCAATCTGGCTGAGCGGCGCATCGCGCGCGAACTCAAGGTGCAGGGCTTCATCAACGTCGTCAGCGGCACGCTGCAGAGCGGCGTGGCCGTCTACCCCAAGCCCGACCGCTGGCGCGACACGGTCAGCCTCAACATCGGCACGGGCGCAAACAACAACACGCGCAATGTGCTCTTCTCGCGCGCCTACGAGTATCTGCTGAGCTACTGGCCCGATCGCACCGCGACTGCCCAGCCGCTCTTCTACGGCGATTACGACTACACGCACTGGCTGATCGCGCCGACGCCCAATGCGGATTACCCCTTCGAGGTGTTGTACTACGAGCTGCCGCCGCTGCTGGACGACGTGGTGCAGACCAACTGGCTCACCGACTACGCGCCGCAGCTCCTGCTCTACGGGACGCTGCTCGAGGCCACGCCGTTCCTGAAGAACGACGAGCGCATTCCGGTGTGGCAGAACATGTATGATCGGGCGGCGTCTATGCTCAATGGCGAGGATCTAGCCAAGATCCTCGACCGTTCGGCCGTGCGTAAGGAGGCTTGAGGTGACGAACACCTACACACAGATTTTCGGTGGCACGACGATTTACCCATCGGATGTGTCGTATCTGGCGCTTGCGCTGACGGCCGACATCACGTTGGAGTGGCCACTTGAGAGCAACGTCACGAACGCGCCGGCCGCGCGCATCATCGACGTGACGCCCACCGGCGCATACTCCATCTTCCTGCCGCCCGCCGATCAAACGGGCACCGGCCAGACCATCCTGTTCAACAACCTCGGGCCGTCCACCATCACGGTCAAGAACAGCGTGGGCGGCACGCTCCTGTCCATCGGGCAGGGCGAGCAGTGGCAAATCTACCTGACCGCCAACACCACCGCCGCCGGCACGTGGCGCACGTTCCGCTACGGCGCGTCCACGGCGCAGGCGCAGGCCTCGACGCTGGCCGGCTTCGGTCTGACGGCTACTGGCTCGACGCTGTCGCAGTCCACGCCCGTCACGCTCTTCAACAGCAACTACACCGCCGGTGCGCCCGATCGCGCCAAGATGTTTGTCTGGACGGGCGCACTCGGCATCCTGACGCTGCCCACCGCGTCTTCGGTTGGCAGTGATTGGTTCATCGCCGTCCGCAACGGCGGAAGCGGCAATCTCACCATCGATCCGCAGGGCCTTGAGACGATCAACGGCGCGGCGTCCCTGACGCTCACGCCCGGCGACAGCGCCACGGCGGTGACGGATGGCACCAGTTGGTACACGCTGGGCCTCGGCCAGAGCGCTCTGTTCGCCTTCGACTACACGTCTATCAACCTCGCCGGTCTGAGCGGCAACTACACGCTGTCGGGTGCGGAACTGAACCGCGTCGCCTACGAGTTCACGGGCGCGCTGGCGGGCAACGTCGAGATCGTTGTGCCGCAGACGACCCAGCAGTATTGGGTGTCGAACAACACGACGGGTGGCTCCTTCACGCTGCGCGTCAGGACGAGCCCTCAGACGCCGGGTGTCTTTGTCGCTCGCGGCAGCCGAGCCATTCTCTACTCTGACGGGAGCGTCGTGGTGAACGCCGAGACGGCAAGTCTCGCGGTGCCGATCGCCGTCAGCGACGGCGGCACAGGCGCGATAACGGCGGGCCAAGCGCTGATTAATCTGGGCGGCACGTCGGTGGGCATTGGCGTGTTCACGGCGCTCACGACCAACGATGCGTGGACGACGCTGGGCGTGGCTCCGGCGGGCACCGTCAACGGCGGCACCTTCTAAGTGGCGGAGAAAATCGTCCAGATACGGTCGCAGCCGGGCATCAAGCGCGACGGCACCAAGTTCGAAGGCGATAACTACGTCGACGGGCAGTGGGTGCGCTTTCAGCGCGGCCTGCCGCGCAAGATCGGCGGATACCGCGCCATCAGCAAGTATCTGCGCGAGGTCAGCCGCGCGATGCACGAGTTCACGCAGAACAGCCTGACCTACGTGCATAGCGGCTCGGCCAACTTGCTTGAACGCTTCTACATCGACAACGGCTTCAACACGTCGATCATCACCAACCGGACGCCTGTAACGCTGGCGGTTGACCCGAACAATATGTGGCAGTTCGACGCCATCGCCGCGCCGGGCCTTGGCGGCATGCAGCTCGTGGCGCAGGTCGCGCCGAACCTCGAGTGCATCTGCAACGCGGACGGCGGCCAGCTCTTCTTCGGCGACTTGTTTGGCACCGCGCCGCTGCAGCCGGTGACCAACCTGCCGACCGGCTACAGCCTGTCCGGCGGTGTGGCCGTGCTGCACCCCTACACGTTCATCTTCGGCAACAACGGCTACGTGGCGTTTTCGGTGGCGGGCGACCCCACGGACTACACCAGCCTCGGCTCTGGCGCGGCCAACGTCGCCTCGCAGAAGATCGTGCGCGGCATCGCCCTGCGCGGCGGGCCGGGCAACTCCCCGTCCGGCCTGTTCTGGTCGGCGGACTCGCTGGTGCGCGCCTCCTTCATCGGGGGCGACGCCATCTTTCAGTTCGACACGATCAGCACGCAAAGCTCGATCCTCGGCGCGAACACGGTCATCGAGTATGACGGCATCTTCTACTGGTGCGGCACCGACCGCTTCCTGATGTTCAACGGCGTCGTGCGCGAGGTGCCGAACGACCTCAACCTGAACTATTTCTTCGACGGCCTCAATCAGTCGCAGCGCCAGAAGGTGTTCGCGATGAAGGTGCCGCGCTATGGCGAAATCTGGTGGTGCTACCCGCGCGGCGAGGCAGTCGAGCCGTCGCACGCCGTCATCTACAACGTGCGCGAGAACACGTGGTACGACTGCGAGCTGCCCAACGGCGGGCGCAGCGCGGCCGTGTCGCCCACGGTCTTCCCCAAGCCGATCATGACCGGCGTCGTGCCGACTGCGGCGGGGGAAGAAATCCGCATCACCGAGGCCACCGACACGCGTATTACGGAAGGCAGCGACACGCGTATTACGCAGGAAAGTGGCGCGGATCAGTACCGCCTGTGGGTGCAGGAGGTGGGCGTGGACGCCATCGACGGCATCAACATCCAGCCCGTGCTGAGCTACTTCGAGACGGGCGATCTGTCGCTGCCGGTGATGGGGCAAGAGAACAAGGCGCTGCAGGTGCTGATGGTTGAGCCCGACTTCGTGCAGAGCGGCGACATGACCATGCAGGTGACCGGCCGCGCCAACGCGCGAGCGCCCGAGGTATCAACGGAGCCGCACACCATCTACGAGACGCCGCCGACGCCGCAGGATCAGGTTGTCTACTTCAAGACGCAGCGCCGCGAGCTCCGCTTCCGCTTCGAGAGCAACGCCATTGGCGGCGACTATCAGATGGGCTTGATACTGGGGCACCTGCAGCCCGGCGACGGCACGGTGATCGGATGATCGACCCGCGCGGCATGACGTTGATTGATTGGGCCGATAGCGTTATACTGTCGGTTGGTGATGCGTGGTCGTTTGGTCGGCTTGACGACGAGAACGACTGGCAAGATTGGGCGGTAGCCTTCTTGAAGGCGTCGCCCTTTTCAACACGCGCCGTGCCCGATCCGTATCAATTCGATGACTGGCGCGAGTGGGCAATGCGGGTCTACCCGATGCTTGAGGGACAGGGCTAATGCGGTACGGCGAAGACAACTACGAGAACAACTTCCTCGACGACTTCTCCGGCTACGGCGGCTACGGCGGCTACGGCGGCTACGGCGGCCTGCCACCGGTCACGACGTACACGCCACCGGTCGCGACGTACACGCCGCCTGCCGCAACGTACACGGCTCCGATGGGCGGTCTTACGGCTGCGCCCTACAGCCCCCCGGAGTTAACGCCTGAGTTCCTCGCCGAATTGCAAGCATCCGCCGCCCTGATGAAGCAGAAGATAGAGGCGGCGTCTGACCCCAACCGCAACGCCGCCTTCGACAAGTATGTTGCCGATCAGGCCGCGAAGGGCGTTGAGGTCGCCTCGACCTATACTGGCGGCGGTGGCCCGCTTGGCAGTGGCGGCGTACTCGGCGTAACTGATTTCGCTCCGGCTTTTGATCCCGCGAACCCGGCAGGCACCACGGGGCAGGTCGTTCGCTTTGATCCGGGGCGAATGAACGCGCCGGTCGTTTTCCAGCCCGGCCAACAGTATGTGCTGACCGATGCCTCCGGCGAGAATGTCGTGGGCCGCGCCTCTTCGGTTGAGGAACTACAGAAGCTCGCCGCCGCGCAGGGGAACATGCCCTACGGTTTCCAGTTGTATCAGGCCGATCAGCAAGGGAACTACAAACCCGGCACGCAACTTTTCGGTGAGACAGATCCGCGTACTAAAGGACTTATGGGGGCTATTGTAAATTACGGATTACCAATTGTAGCAGGTATTGCTACTGCAGGAGCCAGTTTTCTACCTGCATTAGCGGCCTCTGCCGCCGCGTCAGGTGCCTCCAAATTAATGACAGGATACACACCAGAAGACGCAGCAAAAGCCGCAGCGATTGCGGCTGCTACAAGAGGCGTGCTAAAAGGCACTGGCCTTGAAGACAGCATTGGTGGTCTATTATCAGCAAAAGGCTCTGTTGTAGGCAACGCCGTGAACCCCGGTTTCTACGTTCCCGGAACCGTTATTCCAAAATTTGTGGCCCCCACGCTTTCCGGTCTGGGCAGCACGGTTGGTACTCTTGCGGCCGCACCTGTGGCGGGCGAAATTCTTGTTCAAGGCGCGCGCAACGCCGTCAGTCCTGCGCTGGCTTCCGCAATCACCGGCGGTTTGACCAGTCTCGCCCCCGCTGTATTCGACCCTAGCAGCATCCCGCAGTTTCAATCTCCCGACGTGAGCAACGCGGAAACCTCGCAGCAAGAAGCAGAAGCGTTGGCTGAGGCGGATCGCATTAAACGCTTTGAAGCTGAAGCAGCCGCTGCTGCTGCTGCCGCTGCTGCTGCCGCTGCCAACACTGGTGCGCTTCCTGCTACGACAGCAACTACCGCTGAGCCAGAAGCGTTGGCTGAGGCGGATCGCATTAAACGCTTTGAAGCTGAAGCAGCCGCTGCTGCTGCTGCCGCTGCTGCTGCCGCTGCCAACACTGGTGCGCTTCCTGCTACGACAGCAACTACCGCTGAGCCAGAAGCGTTGGCTGAGGCGGATCGTATTAAACGGTTTGAAGCTGAAGCAGCCGCTGCGGCCGCTGCTGCTGCTGCTGCTGCCGCTGCCGGAGGAGCTGGGAGCGATACCAGCAATACCAGCACCGACAAGAAGGACGGCGTACTGTCCAAGATCAACCCGGTGCGTGCGGGCCTATCGGCGTTGGCCGGCCTCGTGTCCTTGCTGGCTGGCGGCGGCGGCGGGGGCGGCAGGGGTGTAGCCACGGGCAACGCCGGTGCCGGCACGCGCGCCTCGCTCGATCCGATCTTCAGCGCGAAGCTGCCGGCGGCCAGCCCCCAGTACTCGGGCATGTCCCTCGCGCCCCGCGACATGCGCGGCGTGGACTTCGCGCGCTACGGCTACGGCCCCGGCGCGTCGTTCTTCGAGAACGTGCCGCGCAACCCGGAAGAATACAAGGCGGCTCTGGCCGCCAACACCCGCCCCGCGCGGCCTTCAGGCGCGCTGAACCTGCCGCCGATGCCAATGCCCCAAATGGAGGCTGGCACTACCGCAGACCCCACTGCCGCCGCCACCAGCCTCATCCGCACGTACATCCCGTCCGCCACGGACGCGGAGATCACGGATTTCTTGGCGACCGAGGAGGGCCTCCAGTTCCTCGCCAATTTCGGCGTGCCCGTTCGCCGCGCACGCGGCGGTTCCATGCGCGGCACCGGCACCTCGCGCGGCAGTTACGCCGTCAAGGGAGCCGGCACCGGCCGCAGCGACGAAATCCCCGCGCTGCTGAGCGACGGGGAGTATGTCATGGACGCCGAGACGGTCGCCATGCTGGGCGACGGTTCCAGCGAGGCGGGCGCAAAGCGCCTCGATGACTTCCGCATCAACGTCCGCAAACACAAGGGCCGCAACTTGGCCAAGGGCAAGTTTAGTGCTAATGCTAAACGGCCCGAAAAATACCTCGCTGGAGGCCGCGCATAATGTCCGCTGAAACTTTTATCTCTGACGGTCGGCCGGCCAACGCCAACCCATACGCCTCGACCGAACAGACGGTGCTGCCGGACTATTACACGGACGCGGCGATGCAGACCCTCGCCAACCAGACGGCGGTGTCTGCGCGGCCGACGCCCATCTATCCGGGGCCGCGCATCGCCGACTTCACGGCCCTGCAGAACATGGCCTTCGAGCAGACGCCGGGCGCGGCGAATGCCTACCAGCCGTACTTGGCGCAGGCCGGCCGCAACACCGCCGACGTGACGCAGCAGTTCATGAACCCCTACACCAGTCAGGTCGTTGACCGGATTGGTCAGATGGGCACGCGCGCCCTCAACGAGCAAATCCTGCCCGGCATCGAAAGCTCGATGATCCGCGCCGGCCAGTTCGGCGGCACGCGGCAGGCCGAGCTGATGGGTCGCGCCGTGCGCGAGGCCACCGAGGGCATCTCGGCGCAGCAATCGCAGGCGCTGGAGCGTGGCTACGCGCAGTCGCTGGGCGCGGCCCAGCAGGAGCAAACGCGGCAGGGCGGGTTGGCCTCGCTGGCGCAGCAGCTCGGCCTGCGGGGCGTGGACGCACTGCAGACGGCGGGCGGCCTGCAGCAGGGCCAGACGCAGCGCAACCTTGACCTCGCCTTGTCCGACTTCGAGCGGCAGTTTGCTGCGCCGCAACAGAACATCGATGCCATGATCAAGACGATGCAGGGTCTCTCGGGGGCGATGCCGAAGGGCGTCCTGAAGCAGGGTTACGGCACGGAGCCCACGGACGTTCCGGCGTCGGGGCTGGAGACGGCCGGGGCAACCGCCCTCACCTTCCTCGCTTTGATGAGAGAGCTTGGTCTTTTCCCCACAAAACCCTGACGGAATTGGTCACATGGAAGACGAAGAAGACTTCACCAGCCCGCTCGACTTCGCCACCAGCCTCTCGGGGATGGCGCGGCAGGCGGACGTGGATGTTAAAACGCAGATCCAGAAGTATCGCGAAATGGTCGAGGCGGGCACGAGGCGCATGCGCGAGCAGCGCATCGGCCCGTCCAGTACCGAGCGTTTGCTCGCCCTCGCACAGGCCCTAGGCAAGCCCACGCGCACCGGCAAGTTCGGTGAGCGCATAGGCTTGATCGCCGGCACCCTCGGCGGCCAAGAGAGCGCCCGGCGCGAGGCGGAGCTGGCCCGCGCAGACACGCTGGAGAAGCTCGGCCTGAAGAGCGCGGAGTTCGATGTGGAAGCCGCGCAGACGCGTGCGAACAGGCTATCGACTTTGGCGGCGCGGCAGTTGGCGGCGGAGCAAGCAGCGGCTGCCAGAGGCGGCGTCGGCGTGGTTGTCGGGGCGGACTTCATCCCCCGCAATAAACGCACCGGCGCAATCATCAAGGAAGCGCCGGCTAACGTAGTGTACACGCTGCAGGACTATATAAACGACCCGGAACAGACGCCCGAAGACAAGCGCGCTGCCTTGCGTAACTTCGACGGCACGTACGGCTTCGGTGCAGCTCAAATGTATCTCGGAGGTAAGTGATGCCCCGTCGTCCGCCACCCACCTTTGGCAACGCGCCTCAGACCGAAAGCCGTTCCGCGCAGCTCAGACAAGATCTCAGCGCTGCTGATCTGGCTGCCAAGTACGCCGCGATGGATGCCGACCGTCGTCGCCTCGCCATGGATCAAGCGCGCCTCGATCTGCAGCTTAAAGCGCCGCTGCCCGAGGCTCCCAAATCGAAGGCCCAGAAAGCCGCAGAAGCCGTAGCACTCGCAGAGGCCAACGTGTTGGGCGCGAAGTCGGCAGAACAGAGAATGGCGCTTCCGGGGTTGGAAACAACGGTTGCTGCGGCTTTCAAAGGCGCTAAAGACTTGTTGGCGCATCCCGGCTTCGAGGCGACTGTTGGCATGCCGAACCCGTTCAAGGGCGGCTTCGGCCCCCTCGGAACCGTGCGCGGCACCCCCGCCCGCGACTTCCAGACTTTGCTTAACACGTACACGTCTAAGCTCTTTCCGGCGGCGGTTGCCACCCTTCGCGGCACTGGCCCAATATCCAATGTTGAAGGTCAAAAAGCGTTGGAGTCGTTGGCCAATCTTCCGACTGATACAAGCGAGGCGGAGTTCAAGCGGCAGCTTCAAACTAGCGTGGACACTCTTGCCCGTGAGGTGGACGTTGCCCGCAAAAAGGCGAGCATGGGCGGCAGCCCTTTCACCTACGAAGAGTTGATGCGGGAGAAGCGTGCCCGTGACGCAAAGAAGGGGCAACGCTGATGGCTGAACCATTTCGCGTCAGCATCCCTCATCCGCGTAGCCGCGTCGAAGACCTCGATGATAAAGAACTCGACTATCTGCTCGCCGAGCGCACCAAGAGCGACAGCGAGTTGTCGCAACTATCCGACGAGGATTTGAACGCGCTGCTGATGCCTTACGCGCGATCAGGTGCTGAAGAGCCCGAGATCGTGGTCACGGCACCGCGCATCGCGCAGCCTGCATTCGACCTCACAGCCGGCGAGATGCTGGCGGGCGGCGCGCGTGAGATGGCGGGCGGCGCTCTCTTTGAGTTTGCCGACGAGGCGGAGGCGGCTGCCCGCGCTCCCTTCTCCGACAAGAGCTATGACGAAATCTTGCGCGAGATCCGCCAGAGCCGTGCGCGCTTCGCCGAGGCTGAGCCGGGTGCCGCGATCGCGCTGAACATGGCCGGCGGCATCGCGCCCATGCTCATCCCCGGCGTGGGGCTGCTGGGCAAGACCGCGCAGGCTGCGACGGGCATCAGCAAGCTGGCGTCACCGCTGGCGCGTACTATGGCCACAGGCTCTCTGCAGGGCGGGATCTCGGGCATTGGTGCCGGAGAAGGCGCGGAAGAGCGCGCCACCATGGGCCTCGCAGGCGCTGGCCTTGGCGGCACACTGGGCGGCGCTATGTTCGGCGGCGGACGCGGCGCGCAGTTCCTGCGTGACGCCTATCGCGCTCGCGGCGGCGGCGACGAGGCCCGCGCGGCCGAGACGGCTGCCGACATCTTGGCCGGCCGCATCGAGGGGGCTCCGGCCGACCTGCGGACGCGCCTTGATCTGGAGCGTCGGTACGGCGTGCCCACTACGCTCGGCACCGCATCGCCGGAGCTGGCCACGCTGACTGAGACCGTCATGCGCGAGCCGTCGGCCTCTCGCGCCGCGCTCGCCACCAGTCTTGCCGAGCAGCAGGCCGGCGCACCGCGCCGCGTGCAGACGCAAATCGACATGGCCTTTCCGGGCACGCCGGACTACTTCGCCGCCGAAGAGCGCATCCTCGACACGCTGCGGCAGAACGCCAATGCCCGCTACGGTGCGGCCTATGCCGCCGCGCCGGAGGTGCGCGACCCGCTCATCTTGGGGGCGCTGAACAATCCCGCCATCCAGTCCGCCTATCAGGACGCCCTGCGTATGTCTCGCGACGAGATGGCGGCGGCGGCACTGCGCGGCGAAGACCCGGCGCAGTACGCCATGAAGGAGTTCATGGAGCCCATACTGGACGCAGAGGGCAGCCTCGTCGGCCTCAAGGCCAGCGGCAAGATGGTGCCTGACTTGCGCTCGCTGGACGCGGTCAAGCGCGCCTTGGACGCGCGCGTGAACGGCCTGTACGCCTCCGGGCAGGGCGGCGAGGCCACCGCGCTGAAGGAACTGCGGAACGCCTTCGTTGACCGCCTCGATAAGGTCGGGCCGGCGGAGTATCGGGCTGCCCGCGCCCAGTACAAGGGCGACATCGAAATCAAGGAGGCGCTGGAGGCCGGGCGCGCGGCCAACAAACTGCGCTGGCAGGAAGTCGGCAAGCTGGCGCGCGAGTACTCGCCGGGTGAGCTGCAGGCATTCAAGACCGGCCTCGTGCAGAACTTGATGAAGCGTTTTGAGGACACGTCGCGCAAGCGCAACTTCGCCGACGAGATCATCAACACGCCGAACCTTCGCAAGTCGCTGCAGGCCGTCACCGATCCGGGCGAGTTTACCGTTCTGGACGCCGCGCTCAAGCGCGAGGCAGAGCTGTTCAAGGAAGGCAGCCGCGTCATGGGCGGCAGCCAGACCTTCGGGCGCGCGGCGGAGAAGCAGGCAATCGAGGAGCGCATCGCGCAGGGCGACGTTCCCGCTGCGGTTGACCTGATCCTCAATCCAACGCCGGGCAACATCTTCCGTCGCGTCATGCAGGTGACTTCCAACATGCGTAACGCCAACGTGTCGCGCGCGACGTTCAATCAGCTCGCCAAGATGCTCAGCGCCGGCTCTCCGCAGGAAATCGATGAGGTGCTGACCGCCCTTGCGGCTGCAGCGCCCGTCCGCAAGGCGCGCGAGGAGGCGTTTGAGAGCGGCGCGACCCGTGCCGGCACGGCGGCCGCCCGTACGATCGCGCCATCGCCAGAAATGGAGAAGGAAGAGCTTGAAGATCCCGGCGAGCTTGTTATCCCCGACATCGACCTGAGCGGTCTGTCCACCATGCCCGGAGGCCCGCAGTAGTGCGCTCCACCGACTTCCCCTTCGCCGTGACGCCGCGCCGCGAGGGGCCAGACTACACTGCGCCTAGCGCCGATGTTGCCGATCTGCTCAATCCAACGGACATCATTGGCCGTGGCCGCCTTGAGGCGCGCGAAACATCGTGGCGTGATCAGCTCCGCGACAAATTGGCGGTGCGCGTTGGGCGCAGGAACGCCGACAAGCTGATTGACTTGGCCGACTTCACGCCCGTTGGTGCCGCGTTCGTCGGCAACGAGGCAGCGCTGGCTGCCCGCGAAGGGCGTCGTGGAGCGGCTGCGGCCAATGTGGCCCTTGCCGCACTGCCGTTGCCCGGCGCAGGCAAGGCACTGAAGAAGGTGGCGAAGGCACCGCTGGCCGTCAAGCCGCAAGGCATAGTCGCCTATCACGGCAGCCCGCACCGCTTTGACCGCTTCGACATGAGCAAGATCGGAACAGGAGAAGGCGCGCAAGCGTATGGCCACGGGCTGTATTTCGCGGAGAGGGAAGCGGTGGCGAAGGCATACCGTGACGCACTCGCGGAAATGCGCGTTGGCTTTAAGGTTAACGGCAAACGCATAACGCCCGGCGCAGGCGATCTGACGCCTGAAGAAGAGGCGGCTCGCTTCGTAATTGGTATGAGCGGTTTTGACAATCCGCAGAGCCGAGGCGCTGGCACGACGCTGTCGGCCCCCAAAGCTGTTCGTGAAGCGTTTCTCTCGGTGCCTTACAACCGATTTGAAAACGACAAGGACAAGATTGCGCGCATATTGGCTGAGTGGCGTGCCAGCAAGGTCGCCTTCGACAAGGCGAGCAAAGGCTCCATGTATCAAGTCCGCATTGACGCCGATCCGGCTGATTTTCTGGACTACGATGCGCCGTTGAGCGGGCAGAGCGAGAAGGTGCGTGGAGCGTTGGATACTTTCCAACTAATTACACAACCGCGCGAGGGCTTATCGCTTTTCCCCGGAACAAAATTGCGAATTGAGCAAGACCCTGATTTACCGGAGTTTTCAAAATACTTCATGGAAACGGAAAACGGCACTCGCACGCGCCTGTTGCCCGGAGATTTGAAAAACATGATTGCACAGAACCTTGATGAAGTAACTGGCAAAAACGTAGTGTCTACTGTAGCCAACCAGTTTGGGGGGCAAGATGCCGCAACCCGCGCACTGCGTGAAGCCGGCATCCCCGGCATCAAATACCTTGACCAAGGCAGCCGTGGCGCTGGCGACGGCACACGCAATTACGTCGTGTTCGATGACAAGCTGGTCTCCATCCTCAAGCGTTACGGCTGGGCTCCGGGCATGGCTATCCCCGCCGCAGCGATGGAAGAGTATGAAGCCGAGCAAGAATTCGCCCGTGGTGGTCTCGCCGTGACGCCCGACAACTACAACGAAAAAGTGCGCCTGCTGCGCGAATACGGGATGCTTGACTGATGCGCTCCACCGATTTCCCCTTCGCCGTGATGCCGCAGCGTCTGCAGCGCGGCGGCGAGTTCAGTGTGGACTACAGCGCGCCTAGTGCCGATGTCGCCGATCTGCTCGATCCAACGGACATCGTCGGCCGTGGTCGCCTTGAAAGCCGCGATACGTCGTGGCGTGATCGGCTCAAGGACAAACTGGCGGTGCGCTTCGGGCGCAGGAACGCCGAGCAGATGATGCAGGTGCTTGACTTCACGCCCGCCGGTGCCGCGTTCGTCGGCAACGAGGCGGCTCTCGCCGCTCGTGAGGGTAAGCGCGGCGAGGCGGCTGCCAACGTGGCGCTCGCCGCGCTGCCAATTCCCGGCGCGGGTAAGGCTGCGAAGAAGGTGGCGAAGGCCGCTGCTCCGGCGAAGAAAGTAGCAGCACAAGCCACCTCCTCGGCGTACTCAACGCCGCGCCAAGTTATCGCCAAAGAGTTCGGTCGCGACATCGCGCAGCGCCTCGACGGTATCGTGCCGGCAGATGCGCCGATCACGGAATGGCGCGCAGCCGCAGAAAACTTGAGCAGCCCAGACGTAGCTATGTCGAACCGGCGCTTCACGCCGGAGTTCAAGCGGCCCGGCGAGAAACCGTTGGCGACGCAGATGGGTGAGCAGGGTCTGCCGGTGCGCGGCATGGACTTGGTGGAGGCGCAACACCCCAGCCCCTTCGGCGTTTTCTCCAAATACAAAACGCCGAAAGACCCCCTCGACACCGAGGTCGTCGCGGAACCCTACGCGGTCATGCCGACTGATAGGCGGTTTGACCCCCGCCGGCTGGAAGGCGCGCGGGTCGTGTCACTGCTCGCAGACAAGTCGCGCGCCGGTGACCGGCTTCGCAGTATAGATGGCTCGCCCGTGGACGTTTACACCCAAGGCGGCCCGATGCATGCCGCGCTGCAGGAGGCGCTTGGGGGTAGCTCTGCTTTTGCCAACACGGGAGGGGGGCTTACCTCGCTCCGCAAACAGATAGCTGCAGGACTGGAAGAAGGGCGGCCGGTATTTGGTGTCACAACTACCATGGGGCCATCGTCACTGAACCAGACTGTCGATATGGTAGATATCTTGCACCAGATGGCGCAGACGAGCCCTATCAGCAAAAGCGATCTGGCAGACTTCAACGAAAAAGCTCGATCTCTGCTCCCCGGTTACGCCGGCCTGCTTGACGAAGATGCTGTGCGACAGCTTCAAGGGGCGACGCAGGGCCAACGAAAGGCCTTCGTCAAACTTATGGATAACGCAGATGCCCTAGCGCGCGGGTTACCGAATGTGCCGGCGGCGCGTTTTGGGCTCACCGATCCCAATCTTGTTGACGTACCGTCTGGCGTTTCTGGTTACTCCTTTGTAGAACTGGGCCCTGAAAGCCTTCAAAAACTAGACAGCAGCATCAAGAATAGATCCTATCTCGAAGACTTGACAGGTAAGTTTGGGGGACGCGGGCCGCTTGTTCCGTTCAGCACTATGTTCAGTGACTTCATTAAAGAACGCAGGGAAGCGGGCTTGCCCGCAGGCTCTGATCTCAGGTCACTTGAGTTTCAGAAGCCGATCCAAGACATGACCCCCGAGGCCTACGATCGGCTCATGCGCTATCTGTCCAAGATCGATGACCCTTATTGAGGATCGTCTCTATCTCCCACGCCAACACTTTCAGCAACGCCAGCGCTCCCGCCGCATCCCCGTTAGTGGCGGCGGCAATGGCATCGTTAGCCAGCTCATACGCATTTTCCTGCGCCTCCTCGATACCCGCCTGATTAACCTCTTGATTTTCTTCGTTCATCACTTGCTCCTCTCAATGATCCGCTGGCCGAAGAAGACGATCTTCTCGCCGTCGTAGACCGCGCTGTCCTGACCCGGCTTGCCCCGGCCCTGCCGCAGCGCCGCGACGCGCCACGCCGCCTTGAAGGCGTTGGCCACGTCATACTCCATGTTCAGCGCCTCGATGATGTCGTTGCACTCGGCCGTGTACGGCTCGCCGCCGGACGTGGGCCGATCGACGCGCACCTTGTAGTAGTCGGTGCTACCGCCGGTCAGCTTGGCCGGCTCATGCGAATGGACGCAGGCCATGACCCCCGAGATCTTATCGTGCACTGCGAGGCATACCGAACAGGTGTAGCTCATTTCTTCCTCCGCTTCATTGCTTCCAGCAGGATCTCCTGCGTGCTCTTCTTCGACGTGAGACGATCCATGACGAGGTCATCCACCGTGTCGCGGGCGAGGATCGGGTAGACGAACACCGGCCGATCGTAGCCGGCCTGCGCCTGCCGCATCGGCCCGATGCGCTCGATGATCTGCATGTGCTCCTCGAGGTTCCAGTTGACCCCGTAGAAGGCGAGGATGTTGCCCCCGTCCGCGAGGTTCAGGCCGTGGCCCGCCGATGCAGGGTGAGCGAAAAGTAGTTCGATTTCCCCCCGGTTCCACTGTTTGATCGTATCAGGGTCAGCGTCCAGCACCCGGCCTTTAGGGTAGCGCTTGCGTAGCCGGGCCAAGTCGTGTTTGAAATTGTAGGCCACCAAGACGGGCGCGCCATTGGCCTCCTCAATGACGCTGTCCAGCGCCTCCAGCTTGGCATCGTGCACCGCCTCCCAGTTGCCGTACTCATCGGTGTACAGCGCCCCGTTGGCGAGCTGCAAGCACTTCTGCGTCCGCACCGCCGCGTTGGCTGCCTCGACGCCCTCGCTGTTGAGGATCGTGTACATCTCCTCCTCCATCTCGTCATACGCGCGGCGCGCCGCCGGCGGCAGGTCGATGTAGATCGGGCTGGTGATGGGCTCATCGACGGGCAGGCCGCGCACGGTCAGGCAGATGTCCTTGAGCCGCTCCTGCACCTCCTCCTGCGTGTGGTCGTAGGGCACGAGGCTGTAGCCGTCGTAGCCCTTGCGGAACCAGCGCTCGCTGAAGGCGCTGAACGTGCGGCCTAGCCGCTCTCCCTGATCAAGGAACCAGCTCTGCCCCCAAAGGTCTTTAACGCCATTGGGCGCAGGGGTGCCTGTCAGGCCGATGAAGCGCGTGACGTGCGTGTGGGCCACCTGACCCAGCGCACGCGCCCGTGAGCCGCCCTGACGCAGCCTGAAGCTCTTCAGCCGGGTGAACTCGTCGGCGACCACGGTGATGAACGGCCACGCGTCGCCGAGCGCCTCGCGCAGCCAGACGAGGTTGTCGTAGTTGGTCGTGTAGATGTCGGCCGGCGTGTCAAGCGCCGCCTGACGCTGCTTCGGCGTGCCGGTGATGACGCTGACGCGCAGGTGCGACAGGTGCGGCCACTTCTTGACCTCGTCCGGCCACGTGGAGCGCGCCACGCGCAGCGGTGCCAGCACCAGCACTGGGTACACGTCCTCGACCACGGAGAGCGCCTCCAGCGCCGTCAGGGTGGTGACGGTCTTGCCGCCGCCCATGGGCATCCACAGGGCGGCCCTGCGCTCCTTGTACAGGTGCGCGAGGGCCTCCCTCTGGTAGTCGTGCGGCTTGAAGGTCACAGTGCTTCCCAAGGCTGCGGCCGGTGGAGCGGGCCACCTTCGCCTGCGAGCCACTCGGCGGTGTGTTCAGACGGAGCGCCCTTCCAGTACAGGCGGCCGCCGACATACCAGCGAAGCTGACGGCCACCGCGCGAGGTCTGGACGACGCGGGCGACGCGCTTGCCGGCGGGGGTCAGGTCGTAGTTGGTGTTGATGACGATCTGCATGTCAGGGTCTCCGTTGCTGATGTACTCTATTCGCACGTGCAACGTATGATTGCAACCCCCAAATGCAAAAAAGTTTGGGGCGACCCGAAGGCCGCCCCGATGTCAGAAGAAGCGCAGAATGTGCAGCTCGCCCTCGTCCTCGAACCGCCGCACCATGGCGCTCCCAGTGCCCCATTGGGTTGAGCAAAATGCCGCGACGTTGCTCTGCAGAATGTTTACGTCGAAGTCGGCGTAGGGGATCTGCGCGGACTGGCCGGGCTCCAGCTCCCCGATGTAAGGCAGGAAGTGCGCGCGCGTCGCGCCGCGCGGGTAGGGGCCGGGGCCCCTGCGCCTGACCTTGGGCGGCGGTGCCAGTTCCAGAGTGCCGTACGTCTCGCCGTTGTACACGATGGCGTACTGAGCGCCGGCCGCGTCGAGCATACGCAGGGCGCGCTCGAAGGCCATGTCTTGGATAGTCTGTGTCATGTCAGGATCTCCTTTTTGTTACTGACATTCGACACATAAGTTGCACAACTCTAAGTTGCAATCCCCTCCCGAACTTTTTTTACGATCTCGTCGATGTTCTCAATTGACCGGGCGATGAACACCGGCACGCCGTCGCCGCGCATGCGCTCGATCTCGCGCTGCTGGTGGCCGCTGAGCCGGTCGTCGTCGGCCTTGATCTCGATGAAGGCGGCGCGCGGCCACTCCCACCAGATGAAGCAGTCAGGGCAGCCCCGGCGGCCTTCCCAGCGCGCCTTGCGGTACTGGCCGCCGCTCTTCTGCACGACGCGCTTCAGGTGCTCCTGCAGCTTGCCGGCGGGCGTCACTCCGGCTGCCTTCCGGCCGACCAGTTCGGCGTCACGCGCGCGTCGCTGTTAGGGACGCACCAAATCTCGCCGGATGTGTTCAAAGTCACAACCCACAGCAGGTTGTGCTCCTGCCCGTAGTCGATCACGGCCAGCGCCAGACCGCGACCCTTGGGCGTGTCCATTGGGATCGAGGGGTTGAGCTGCGTAAACATCAGTCCTTGCGGTAACGATACGCCTCGAAGCCGGCGGCGGCAAGCGGCAGGCCGGCCGACCAGCTCGGGTTGGTGGACATGATCGCCGCCAGCCCCTCGCTGGTGTAGGCCGGCTCGTCCGGCGTCTCGCAGACCAGCTCGTCGTGCACGCGGATGCAGACGCTGTAGCCGGCCTCCTCGGCGCGCAGCATGCCGGACATGAACACGTCGCGGGCGATGGCCTGCACGGCGTTCTCGACCAGCTTGCCGCCGTACGTGTCGAGGCGCTCCCACTTGCGGGTGAATTGGTTCATGCCCTCGTAGGACAGGCTGCCGCTGGCCGACGCCTCCGGGCGCGGGTAGCACAGGTAGCGGCCGCTCGGCAGCTTCATCCGCAGCCACGCGATGCCCTGCCCGTCCGGCTTCACGTCGAACGTGATCAGGTCGCGCACGGCGAAGCTCTCGCCCATCTTGTTGATGGCTGACCGCGCGGCCGCCTCCATGTCGTACCACAGGTTGCGCGTGCACGGGTGGGCCTTGCGCCACGCCGAGACGATCTCTTGGATGGCCTCGTCCGTCATCGCGTCGAACACCTTGCCGCCCATCTTGCGGTACGCGCCGACGCCGCCCTGATAGCCTCCCGCCAGCTCGGGCACCTTGCCCTGCAGTTGGCGCTCGGCCTTGGTGATGAGGCCCGGATCTTTGCCGAGGATGCGGCCGGCGGTCACCTTATACAGGTCGTGCCCGTCGCCCCGGTCGTAGGCCTTGAACGCCGTGACCTTCCAGTCCTCGCCGGCCAGCCACGCCAGCACGCGGCCCTCGATGTTGGACAGGTCGGCGATGACCAGCTTGGTGCCCTCGGGGGCGACCAGCGCCCCGCGCACGGCGAAGGCGCAGCGCTCGCTGACGTTGTCCCAGATCAGGTGCTCGCAGTCCGCCTTCATGGCGGCCACGGTCGTCGCCTGCACGTCGTCATCGAACCAGTCGGGGCTGCGCGGCAGGTTCTGCGGCTGGAACAGGCGGCCGGCGTCACGCCCGGTGCGCGCCGCGCCGCAGAACTGGATCAGGCCGCGCAGGCGGCCGTCCTTGTTCGTGGCGTTGAGCAGCACACTGTACTTAGCCGGGCTCGTCGCGGCCGCCTGCTGGCGGATCTCCAGCAGCTCGCGCACCTGCGGGTCGAGGTCTCCGTCGAGCAGGTTGCCGAGCGTGGCGCGCGTCAGATCCTCGGTCTCGAAGCCGTGGGCGTCCTTGAGGTGGTCGAGCAGGCGCTGGCGCTGCGTGGCGGACGTGACGCTGCCGCCGGTCAGATCGGCTGCACGAGTGGCCAGAGATCGTCCAGCTCGATCGAAAGCTCGTAGAGCTGCTCGTGCAAACTCTCGGTCAACGGCGACACCACGGTCATTAATTCTTTGATCACACTGCCACAGGAGCCGCTCACGATCACAATCGTTCCATGATGGCAGTCGTCCAAGTACGCTTCGCATTGCGTCCACATCCAGCCGGGCGTACTCGACGAAGGCGACCCACTCGGCGGGATGTGTGTCACGGGTGGCTCTCCGTATCTTGACGTTGCTGGGCCTCGGCTTCGTCAGCAAGTGTATCAGCTTTTTGCCTGCCTTGTCTTTGGCTTTGTCCTGCGGCACGTGCAGCACGTCGCAGAGCTGGCCCAGAGAGCCGGGCAGGCTGTGCTGCAGGGCCAGCACCATCGTGTCGATGACCTTCTCCACGGGGATGTGGACGCCCTGCTCGCGCAGGACGGTGCGGTCGAAGTTGCTGTTGTGGATCACGACGCGATCAGACTTGTCGATGATGTTCTGCAGCGCGTGACGCCAATGCACGAGATCCTGCGTGTCCCAGACCGCAACAGGATCGCTGTCCATCGCCCACGCCACCAGCATCACCTCGGCGTCCTCCGCGTAGCGGTACGCGCCGTAGGTGATCTTGGTTTCGCAGAATGTTTCGAGATCGAGGTACAGTGTGCTCATGATGTCCTCTGTTCGGGAGAGCCGCGCGCTTCGTGTATCAGCAACGCAGGAGACCCCGCACCCACGCGCGGCTCACCAGAACAGAGGCGCGCCTGCCCCGCCAAGGGGGAGAAACAGGGCAGGCGCGCTGGTTCTATAGACCTACAGGAGATCCATGCCAATAGCCTTTGCGTAGGTCTCGAGCAGGGCGAAGTGCTCGTTCCTATCGTCATTGGCCATCTTGCGGAGACGGACGACCTCGCGGAGGATCTTGGCATCATACCCACGGGCCTTGGCCTCGGTGTAGATGTCCTTGATGTCGTCCGCGATGCCCTTCTTCTCCGCCTCAAGCGTCTCAATGCGCTCGATCAGGAGGCGCAGTTGTTCGCCTGCGCTGTTGTGTCCCTCCTCGCTCACAGGAAGTCGGCCGCGTCGGGAGCGACCTTGGTCAGCGACGCGAACTCGTCCGCAGACGCCGGAGCCGAGCCACCGCCGAGGTTCTCGCCCTCGCCGGTCAGCATGACGCCGCGCAGCGAGCAGTTGATGCGGCGGCCCCACTTGTTGTCCTGCGCCCACACCTCGACCGAGGCGTTGACGACGGCACCGCTGTGGGCCTGCCGCTCAATCGGGCCCTTACCCATCACCTCTTTGCCGTACTGATCAAACACGGTCGGCTGGGTCTTGGCGTTGCGGGTGGACAGGTAGTGCTGCCCGTCAAAGCCCTGATAGGCCTCGCCGGTCTTCTTCGAGCGGTAGACCTTCTTGACGAAGGCGACCTTGCCGTCCTCTTCCAGCATCTTCAGGACGCTCTCGGCCTTGTCCTTCCACGCCTCGTCGGCCTCGGCGGCGATGGCAGCCTCAAGCGCCTTGTGCTGTTCGCTGCCCGGCTTGATGGCGAACTTTGCGCCGTAGGCCGGGTCGCCTTCGCCAAACGCCTGCGGTTCGGCAATCGCCGGGAACGACAGAGTGACGCCCTTGAGCATGATACGTGTAGCCATTTTGTTCACTTTCAGTTTGCAGTTAAATCGCGGAAGTCGTCCGCGACCGATTGAACGGCCAGTGCTGGCCGCTTATCCGTGGCGGGTGCCACAGATGGCTTGCCCTCGGCGCGGGAGATCAGGGCCTGTGCCCGCTCCCAGCGCTTGGGGGTGTCTTTGAGCAGCTTCTCCGCCTTGGTCGGCGAGATCAGGCTGTAGTCGTACATCTCATCCTGCCGCAGCCGGAAGCTCTTGAACAGGGCCTCGACCTCGGCGTCGCTGTTCCACTTGCGGTTGCCCCGCTTGCCCTCGACCAGTTTGAAGCCGTCAACCGACTGGCCGGCCAGCAGGCGGCGCGCGACCTCGGCGCGGACGGCCGAGCACCAGTGCTCGACCAGCTCGACCTTGGACATGGCCATCGACAGGTAGTTGTCGCCCGTCGTCATGTCCGGCGTGACGAACTCATCAAGCGTGGCGGATCCGCTGACGATCTCGCTCACCTCGGCGGCAAGCGCCGGGCACGTGGACTTCGCCTTGCAGAAGCGGCACTGCTTCTCGCCCGGCACGAGCGGTGCGTCAGGCTGGCGCGCGGCTTCAGCCGCCTCGGCGGCTTGCTGTTTGAAGGCCCGCAGGTCAGCGACCGGCAGCCAGTGCTCGGAGACGTGGTTGAGCCGTGGCTGGTGGATGACCATGCAAGCATCGTCAAACTCGCCGAGCTGGTCGCACTGCTCCAGTGCGCCCAGAGCGTACATCTTCAACTGCTCGCTATCGGCATCGATCTTGACGCCCATGCCGTACTTGAGATCGATCACGGTCAGCACGCGGTTGGCCGTGTCCACGACGATGGCGTCGCTGGTGCCGGTGGCACCCTGCTCGCCCGTGAGGTGGCCGATCGGCACGCGCTGCTCGATAAGCAGCAGGCCGCGCTCGCCGTAGTCGCGCACGAGGCGGATGTAGTCGTCCACGTAGTCGGCCATGGTCTGGTCAACGGTGAAGATGTAGCCGTCCACGTCGTGCTGCTCGCCGACGCGCTGCGACGGGTGCTTGCCGGTGCCGTCGAGGTACTCACTGGCGAGCGTGTGCGCCAGCGTGCCCTCGGCGGCGTAGGAGCTGCTCTGGTCGGGGAATGCCGCCTCAAGGGCGACGCTGCCGGGGCAGCGCATCCAGCGATGCGCTCCCGACGGGCTGAGTTTTGCGTGTGCCATCAGAAGGGGCTCTCCAGACGGTCGATCAGTTCGGCCCAGCGCGATGCGTCCAGTTGCGAGGCGCGTGCCACGCCGAACTCGGTCATGACGCCCTCGACGAATGCTTTGCTCTTCGTGGCCACGGCGCGCAGCACCACGGGTGCCACGTCCTGCTCGAAGCTGAGCGCAGGTGCGTCGGCCACGGGTGCAGGAGCCTCGACCACAGGCGCAGGAGCCTCGACCACAGGCGCAGGTGCTGCGGGCGCAACCGGGTTGATCTCAACGGGCTCGGCCGGCGGCGCGTAGGCGCGTTCGACATCTGCAATGGGGTGCAGCTTGACGGCCAGCGACATGACCTTACCGGCCAGTTCAGCGAGCGTGTCGGCGGTGATCTCGATCTTATACATTCTTCAGCTCCTCAATGATGCGATCGCGTTCGGCGATCATCAGTTCCAGTTTCTCGATTTCGGCGCGCAGTTCGTAGACCTTGTCGTCGAGCTGGGTGCAGTCGATCTGCAAGTCCTCGGCGCGCTGCCTCCAGTCGGCCAGTGCCTCCTGCGCCTCGGTATCCATGTCTTCCAGACGCTCAGCCAGCACGATGGCCAGCTCGTTGTCGCTCTCGAAGGCGGCCTCGATCAGGTCAAACATCTCGCAGGTGCGCCAGTAGTTCCGGTCGTTCATCTTTCGTCTCCCCTCAAAAGTTCCATGGTTCAGCGTTGTACTGGGCGGCAACGAGGCGAGCCTCGCGCTTGCCCTCGACGGCGTGTTCACACAGGTGGGTGCGGCGGCCCGCATCGATGATCTCAATTTGAACCACCGCGCGGCCCTTGCCGAGCTTGTAATAGTTTGCTGCCTTGATCATCGGATCAGGCCTTGCGCGCCACGACCTTGACGGTCGTGTAGCCCTTGCTGACCTTCTGGTTCTTGCTGAACCAACGGCCGTCCACGCCCAACTCACGCAGCTTGACTTCGGCGGCCTTGGCGTCGAGCGACTGGCGCTCGGCCACTTCCGACACCGTGGCGCGGAACAGGCTGCCGTCAATGGCGGTGTCGCCGGTGTTGACGATGAGCGCGATCAGGTTGGCCTCGACCGCCTTCAGTTCGGCGATCTGGGCCTTGATGCTGCCGAGGCGGTCGACGACCGAAGCGGCGAGGTCGATGGTGTTGGGCTGGGTAGCCATGTGGGTCTCTCCTTGGGGTTGCTGATACATACCCATATGAACTTATCAATCTCGCATTGCAAGCCCTTATTCGTAAAAAATTACAATCCCGTTTTCCATCCGCAGTGGGCCGTCCTTCTCCTTGCTAAGTGCCTGAATTGCCCGGACAACAGATTGGCGACGGATGTCACGCTTGCCCGGTTCGGGCGGTGGTAAAGTATCGCAAGCCTTGCGGATCAGATCCTCCGCGCGAATAACTGCATCCGCCGGGAACAGGGTCATCACCTCCAGCAGGTGGGTCTCAAGGCGGCCGCGACGCTTCACGCCCTTCTTGTCTTCGGGGGCCGCCGCCGGTCGGATATCGACCTCGACCGCGACGCAGCTCGTGATGTCGTCACCATCGTCGTCGAGGCCCAGCAGGACGGTCTCCAGCTTGAAGCCCCAGCGCAAGCCGTCCTCGCCGTCCTTCATCTTCTCGATCACAATCTCCCGGTCGCCGTTATCGTGGCGCAGCACCTCGATCTGCACGTCGGCGGCCGCCTTGAGACCCGACCAGCCGCGCGAGCCTTTGCTGAGATCCTTGCCGGCGTGGTGGACGACGAGGTTCATGGCACCGGTGGCGTCGTGCAGCAGGTTGATGTTGCCCAGCGCCCGGCCCATGTCTTCGCTGGTGTTTTCGTTCGCGCCCGGCGTCACCTGCGCCAGCGTGTCGGTGATGATCAGATCGACCGGGCCGAGGTTCTTGATCTCGGCAATCACTTCGGAGATGTCGTCCCCGTCCAGAAAGTTCGGCGCGGCCGTGATGACGTGCAAGCCGTGCAGGCCGTGCAGGTCGAAGTTGTGGTGCTGGGCGTAGGCCTGAGCGCGCTTGCCCAGACCGGAGCCGCCTTCGGCGGCGATGATCACCACCCGCGCCTTGACCGTGCGCCGGGTGCGCCACGCGTTGCCGCGCGCGATCGCGAAGGCGAGGTCGAGGGCGACGAATGTCTTGCCGCTGCCCGACGCACCGAACAGGATGCCCAGCTCGGCCTTGGGCAGCACGCCCTTGATCAGCCAGCCCATGGGCTCGCGCTGGGTCAGGTCGTAGATCGGCACCGGGCCGAAGCGGCCGAGGCTCTTCGTCGGCAGATCAGCCATGATCGCCTCGGCCTTGGCCAGCACCTCCTCGCGGCTGGGTGGCTCGGCTGCGCGGTTGGCCTCCTTGGCCATCTTCATCACCGAGGCCATTGTGACTTGCCGCCGGTTCGATCCCTTGCGCCGCTCAAAGCTGTCCCACTGGCCGCGCATGGCCTCGGTGCTGACATAGGTGTAGCCGTCCTGCGACCATTCGTCCCACAGCTCGAAGCCGGTGTCGTCGCCGTCGCACTCGTGGTGCAGGGCCATCCCGACCTTGATCCAGTCGTCCCTCCCCATGTTCGGGTCGAGGCTGTTGACCAGCTCGGCCATGCGCTCGGGCGTCAGGCCCAGTCGCGGTTCGCGGCCGGCCATGAAGTCGTCGGGGTCAACGACGTTGTTGATGAGGGAGCCGCCGAAGCGGCGTTCGCACAGGTCGATGACGTGCTGGTCAACCCCAGCCACCGTGTTCCCAAGGCCGATCAGCTCACAGCCGGCCACGATGTTGCCGGTGAAGGTCACAAAGCCACTGGAGCTGAAGGTCTCAAAGCCGTAGCGGTCGGGCGCTACTTTGCTCTTGTGATTGCCCAGATTGCCCTTCAGGGCGGCGCGAATGCCCTTACCGCTCGGGCTGAACTCGGCATATGTCCGGGCAATGATGCGCTCGATCTCAGTCGGTATTTCACCGTCCGCCCCGACGCAGTTGTCGAAGTCAAGGAAGGTATAGCCAAAATCGGGCAGCGGCGCGAAGCCGACGCCCTCGTAGTTCATGCGCGCGGCCGCGTCGCGCGCTGCGGCAAACGTCGTCAGTCGCTCGCGGTCGATCGGCGAGCCCTGTTGGCCGTGCCGGATCGTGCCGTTTGTCCAGTATGGCACTTTGCGGGGCTTGATCTCGTCGGGGTACTGCTCGAAGCGCCAGATAAGCCAGCCGGGGATCAGCCGCAGCTCCGCCGGCACCTCAACGGCGCGGATTTTGGGCGCAATTGCCCTGACGCTGGCCATGTCGTCCTCGCTCACAGCAGTGAAATTAAATCGTCGACGATCTGGATGCGCTCGCCTATCCAGCGCATCACCGGCACCGCCATGCTGTTGCCCAGCGCCTTGTAGCGCGGGCCGTCAGGACAATGCTCTGGCCCTTTCTTCTTCCACGGGATGCCGGTGAAGTTGTCGGGGAAGCCCTGAAGCCGTTCGCACTCCACCGGGGTCAGGCGGCGGACGGCGGATGCAATCGCTACAGATGCGTGATGCCGACGCGTTAAAGTTGGATTGACGCCGCTTGTGTCTGGAGTTGCAAAAGACATATTAGCTTCAAACGCCACCGCAGGTGGATGCGCGCCCGCCGCCAGTGGGTGGCACGGATCGCCGGATTGCGGGTTGCTGTAGTTGTGCGGGCTGCTGATCTGGGTGGTGTCAAACGGCGTGACAACGAAGTCGCCGCCCTGATTGCCACTCACTGGGCCTCCCGCCATGATCGGCTGCGCCACCTCAGTCTCGCGGGCCTTGTAGTCCTTGCCGCTGTTCATCGGCATGATGGAGTAGGCCACGGCTGGCATATTGCCGCCGCCGTCTCCACCCTTGCGGATAGTCGGGCAGATGTTGTCGCCTGCGTCAGCTCCGTGGTCGCCTTTGCTGAAGGCAATGTAACTCGTCTGCTTCATTTCCGGCTGCGCGGCCAGCGCGCCAACGATCTGCCCATCGCCGCCGACCAGACGCACTTCATCGCGTGTGTTCTGGGCAAAGGCCACGTACGCCTTTGTGTCCGGCGCGTGATGCGATTCGCTCTGCGTGTTCAAAGCAGGGCTGACCACCGGCACAATGTGGTCGAAGTCGCCTTGCACACCGCCCTCGCCGGGGCGCTTGGTGCGGAGTGTGCCAACGCTGTCAGGCACGAATAGCGGGCAGCCTGCGTTGACGTGCTGGTTGTTCTGTCCCCACTTGCTGGCGAAGTCAGTGTCAAGGGTGCAGGCTAAGTTTGCGGGCCAGTCTACAGTAGGTCGCTCCCCTCCGGCATCGCCACGCTCTCCAGCGCCCGCTGCAGCGCCGCTGGCAGCGTCTTGCCGCGCTTCTCGGCTCGGCGCAGGATGCCCTGACATGCTGTGGCGCTCAAAAAGAACCGCTGCGGCAGGTCGCCAGTCTCCAAGGTATCCGACAACGAACACACGACGGCGGCGCTGGGCCACTCCGAAGTACTGAGCGTCAAGCACTCGGTACGCGAGGCCATACCCGAGCTCTTCCAGCGCCCCGAGGATGGAACCAAAGTCCCGTCCTCCTCCCGATGACAGGACGCCGGGGACATTTTCCCAGACAATCCAACGAGGCTGCTCACGCTGAGCAAGTCTACAAAACTCGAGGGCGAGGTTACCACGCTGATCGTCCAATCCACCTCGGAGACCGGCGACACTGAAGGATTGGCAGGGTGTGCCGCCAACAAGGAGGTCGATTTTGCCATACTGGTTCTTCTCAATTGTCGTGAAGTCGCCGTGCAGCGGGACTTCAGGATAGTGATGGGACAGCACTGCACGGGGGAACGCCTCAATCTCCGAAAAGAAGGCGGGTTCCCAAGCCATGTGGTGCCACGCGGCTGTCGCGGCCTCAATGCCGCTGCAAACGGATCCGTAACGCATGTGGTGTGTTCCTGTTACAGCAGGTCGGCGCTGGCACTCGGGGCAGCAAGCGCGCGGACGAGGTCGGGGCTCATCAGGTCATCGCGCGGGACGCCGTAGGCGGCCTCGATCACGACGGCCTTCTCCACCGGCACCCAGCCTCTGCGCTTCCACGCGTAGACCGCCTGATGCGACACGCCCATGCTTTTTGCGAAGCGGACGATGCCGCCGCCCTTGGCGATGGCGAGATTGATGGCGTCAATTCGGTTTGTCATGCGTCTTCCAGTTTGTTGATCTCGTGACGGAAGCGCTCATCCCGGATGCCCCAGATGTGCGTCTCCTGCATGTATTGCGACTTGAGCTTGACCAGCCGGTCGTTGACGGCGTCCAGCTCGGCCTGCAGCCGATCGCGCTGGGCGAAGGCCTCGCGTGCCTCGGCGATCATTTCCGCACTCCCTTCGGGCCGAGGCGGCCGGTCTTCGGGTCGCGGAAGTGCGCCTGCTTGAGGGTGTCCTCCAGACGCTCGATCTTGGAGCGCAGGACGCGGATGACGAGGCCGTCCGTTGCGGAGTTGGACGCCTTGCGCTCGGTCTCGCCGAGCTTGACGTACAGGGCCTCGATCTCGCGCTTCTGACTGGCTACGAGCCAGCGGGCCTCGCGCAGCGCGCCCCAAGGGTTGAGGATATCGCAGATGCTCATGTCGGTCTCTCCGTTTGCTGATGGGCCTGTTGTTGTGGCAGATGCAATCGCCGATTGCAATAGACATTTTTAAGTAACAATTTTTGTGCTAAGGGCGCGAGCGAGCCTTTTTCAAAGGGATGTTTATGGCCGCGCGCAAAGACACGATCCCCGACGAAGTTTTGATAGACGCGTGGGAGCGATGTAACTTCTCCCCGGCCGCCGTCGCTCGAGAGCTCGGCACCTCCGAGCGCAACATCTACGCCCGGCGCAACGCCCTGACCGCCAAGGGCATCGATCTGCCCACCGTCAAGGCGTCCACGTCCCCTATAACCCGTTCAACGTACAAAAAGGTGATCAACTGCGAGATGCGCGACGGCGTCGTCGTGGTCGGATCCGACGCGCATATCTGGCCCGGCCCCGACACCACCGCCATGAAGGCCCTGCTGTTGGTGACCGCCGACCTCGGCAAGGCCGTGCGTATGCTGATCGCCAACGGCGACTGGCTGGACGGCGCGAGCACCAACCGGCACGACCCGTTCGGCTGGCAGCACCGGCCGACAGTCAAGGAGGAGCTGGACTGCGTCACTGACGCACTGCACCGCTGGCGCATGGCGGCCAAGCCGGCGCGCACGGGCGTGCGGTCGATATACACGGTCGGCAACCACGAGATGAACTTCGAGCGCCGCCTCGCGACGCAGGTGCCGATGTTCGAGGGGGTGCCGGGAATGCGCCTCGCCGAGCACTTCCCAGAATGGGACTTGACGTGGTCGTGCTGGCTCAATCGCGCCAGCAGCCACCCGGTCATGGTCAAGCACCGGCAGGCGAACGGCGTGCATAGCGCCTACAACAACACGCTGAAGAGCGGCGTCAGCATGCTGACCGGCCACACGCACATCCTTGAGGTCAAGCCTTGGGGCGACTATCGCGGCCGCCGGTGGGGCGTGCAGACCGGCTGTCTGGCCGAGCCCACCGGGCCCCAGTTCGAGTACGCCGAGAACGGCTACAGCCCGGCCTGCGCCGGCTTCGCCGTGCTCACCTTCAAGGACGGGCGGCTGCTGCCGCCAGAGATCTGCGAGGTGATCGAGGGTCGCGCGATGTGGCGCGGGCAGGTGGTCGTGGACGACCACGCAGACTATCTGGCTGAGCAGGAGGTGTCATGAAGAAGGCGCAAGAGGCGTTGGAGAAGCTGCACGTCGCGCTGGAGGCGCGGGACGTGGCCGTGGGCCGGGCCGTCGAGGCCGTCTACGCCCAGTTCGCGTCGATCATCGCCCGGCGCGAGCGGGAGTATGATGACGCCCTGCGCGCCGCTAAGGCACCGGAATAAACGCCTCGATCGGGATCAGCACCACGCGCTCGATGTCGCGGCTGTCGCCCCGGTCTGAGCGGCCGCCGGTGGTGACGGTGTGCTCGACGGGGAGCTGCACGACGCCCAGTTGATCCGTCCACTGCACCGCCAGTAGGGCGTTGGCGTCCACCTCGCAGAGCGCGTTGTACTTGCCCGCGCTCAGCATGTACGTGTCGTACTTGGCACGCGCGTTGCGGCGCACCTTGATCTCCACGACGCAGGGCCGGTGCGTGAAGCGGAAGACGGCGTCGTACGGCGCGAAGCGGTCTTGGGGCGCAGTGGCCGTCAGACCGAAGGCGCGCTCCAGCTTGGCCACGACGCTGGCCTGATTGCTGCGATCGGCGTCGCTCTCGTAGATGGGTCTAGTCACGGCTGCACCCTCCCGGCGGTGGCCATCAGGTGCAAGATCCTATTGCCGCCGCCCCTGTCCTCGTACACCTCGACGCGCGCCTTGCCGTCTTGAGCATAGATGCGGTGGTAGTGGCCAGCCTCGCGCATGGCGTCGTCGAAGTTGACGCATTGGCCGCCCGCGACCGGCGGCTGCTGGCCCGGTGGCTGCGTCACCTCAAAGGTGTAGCGTCCTGCGACTGTGGTCATGCCGGTTGCCCTTGTCTCAGGTTGGCGTAGGCCCGCGCCTTGCCGTTGGCGCGGGCAGCCTCGTAGACGGTCGGCCGGTGCGCCTTGAGCGCCGCCGTGCAGCGCGCCACTGAGCCCCAGCCGAGGTCGTGGGCCAACTCGCTGATCGTCCGGTTGCCGATGTCGTAACCGTTCTGCGGCAGCGTCGGCATGGTGCCGGGTGGCCGGGGCGGGTTGGTGCTGCGGGGTGGCGCTTCAGCCTCCTGCGCGGCGCGCTGGGCGGCTTGCACCTGCGTCTGGTAGGACGCCTGCCGCACCTGCGCCAGCAGCCGCTCAGTGACCTGCACAGGCTCGCGTCGGCCGTCGGCAAAGAGCCAGTAGAAGCGACGATTGTGGATGATGGGTCTGCGTGTCATGCGTCATCCTCTTCGGGATCGTGGCCGTACCGCTCGCGATAGACCTTCAGACCGAACAGCAGAAACTGCGTGAGGTCGGGCGGCTCTTCATTGCGCTCATCAAAGAACTCGGCGTAGGGAATGCGATAGGTGTAATGTTCGCCGTCTTCGGCGAAGGCGTCCTCAAGGAAGACGACGATGTGGCCGTCCATGAGATAGATTTCGAGGCGCTGCTTACGCAGCCACCGCGAGACGGCTTTGTTGATGAGCGTCTCAACACTATCGAGATCAAAGTGGAAATCGATGTCGCCCTTAGTCGTCTTGGGATCGGGATTAACGTATGTCATAGCTCAGTGCTCCTTTACCAGTCGATGTCCTCGAGATCTTGCGGGGTGGTGGGCGGCCGCCGGACGATGATCCAGACGGCCGTGGCCATGAGGGCGAGGATGGCTATAGCCAACCAGTTGTCGCCCGTCACCGGCTTGCTGGCTCCAGTGCCCAGACGTGCGCGCAGCGCTCGCCTGCGGGCGTGTCCACCAGCAGCATCTGGCGCTCCTGACAGTATGCCTCGGCGCGCTGGTGGGCCTTCTCCTCCCATGCGGATGCCCACAGCAGCAGGCCGACGCAGGTGAGGAGGAGGCAGGTTAAGCCGATCAGTGTGCGGTCAGTCATTGGTGTTCTCCTGTTGCAGAGGCGATGAGATCGGTCACGGCCGTCAGCAGCCACATGGCCTCGTTCGCCTCGGGCTGGCCGTCGTCGCCGTCGATCACGTCGGCGTAGCAGTCGAGGTAGTCGGCGACCTCCTGCAGCATGGCGAGCATGTCGGGGGCGGCGGCGATCAGGCGGGCGTTGGCCTGCTGCTCCTCGATCGGGGGCGCACGGTGCCCCTGCTCGAACAGGTCAGGGTTGGTGCTGCAGATGTCAGCGTGGTCGTCGTCGTCCACCTCTACCATGCGGCAGACGGCGAACCATGGGCCGGGTGTGTGCTTCATTTGATCTGCTCCTTGATGTTGACGGCCTCGGCGACAAGCTCGGCCGCGATGGTGTGGATCGCCTTGAGGCGGGTGTAGTGCGCGTCCCGATCGGCCACGCACTGGTCGTTGTCGCCGGGGTAGTCCCGGCCGTTGGGCGTCACCTGCTGCAGCGCCTTGATGGCGGCCTGCAGGGCGTCGTAGGCGGCGATGCGCGGGTGGGTGAGGTCGGTCAGGCTGCTGCCGTTGATGTTGAGCGTGGGGCGGATCATGTCAGTAGCCCTCCGCCTGCAGCTCACGCTTCACAGCGTTGAGGGCGTAGACCTCGGACAGGCTGCGGAGCAGCAGGGTCTTGTCGCCGGAGTGATCGAAGAAGGCGCGGGCGGTCATGACGCGGTCAACGGCCGCGAGCAGGTGGCGCTGCAGGATACGCACCTGCCGGCCCTTGAGGCGCTTGAAGCTGCGGTGGGCCTTGTCGGCGTCGATGTTGCGGTAGGCGGTCACTGGGTGTCTCCTTGGTTGCTGATTAGGCTTCGATGTGGTTGCCGTTGATGTAAGCACCGTCGGTGTAGATGGCGGCGACGGGCGTGCCGTTACGCGAGCGCAGCAGCCACGCGCTCTCGTCTTCGTCCCAGTGCACGTCGACCGCGCCAGCGGCGACAGCCACCGCGACGAAGTCCGCGTCGAAGATGCACTCGCGGCCGCAGGTGACTTCGGCGATGTGGCTTTCGATGTCGGCGATCAGTTTGGTCATTGGGTGTCTCCGGTTGGTCGTTGCTGATGACCTCTTCTCTCATAACCAACGTGAGGTTGCAATAGCCTAATTTGCAGCATTTGCACTTTTTTACATCCCTCTGCAGCATGCAGCATTAGCAGCATGCTGCGTCGTGCTGCAAATGGTGCAGGTCGGGTAATGCAGCATTTATGCAGCAGCAAGGGGAGACACCCCCTTAGGGGTGGCCCCCACTGCTGCAAATGCTGCACCGAGCAGATGCTGTGCTGCGCTGCAGATTTCCATGCTGTGCCGGAAGCTGAAGATGCAGCATGATGCGTCGTGCTGCAGATGCTGCAGCGCCTCGTGCTGCACCTCGTAAAATATCGCTTGCAACGGTGCGTTGCATGTGAGAGAAGCAATTATCAGCAAACGGAGACACCCAATGACCGACCTCGACGCCCTCCTCGCCGAATTCGCCGCCGCCACCAAGATCGTGACGCTCGCGGATCTCACTCCTGCTCAACGCGAAGCTGCCGAGCGCATCATCGCCAAGACCGCCGGCAATCGCAAAGAGATCAAGACGCTCAAGATCAGCCGCTACAACGGCAACAGCTATGTCACGCTGTACGTCGAAGCTGGCCTGCCAAACGACGAAAAAACGCTGGCGTCCATCTTCTGCCGCGACACCGCCCACGTTCAGGTCGGCCCTCGCGGCGGCATCACCAACATCGGCCGCTGAGCCGATCGGGGCGGCCACAGTGCCGCCCCTTGTCGTTCGGCCGGCTGGGTGTTATCTGTGGGTGGCTGGTAGTCCTGCCACGAAGCGGAGCATGCAGATGGCCAATGACATTGTCGGTAGTAAAAAAATGGGTCGGCCGCCATACGAGGCGACGGACGAGCTTCGCGCCAAGGTGCGGACGTGGGCCGCTGTCGGCACGACACAGGAAGTGATCGCCGCAGAGCTTGGCATCTGCATCGACACCCTCGCCAAATACTATCGGGACGAACTCGACGAGGCGTCCGCTCGCGGCGTGGCGAACATCGCCAGCAACCTGTACGCGAAGGCCATGTCGGGCGATGTGACATCCATGATCTTCTACCTGAAGACGCGCGGACGCTGGCGCGAGAAGGCGTCGGCGGGCGATGACGAGAACCCGTTGGTCATGCGGATCGAGGGCAGCCTTGACCCCCTCGATCAGGCGATGGAGATCGCGAAGCGGGCAGCACGAGCAAAACAGCCCGATGAGTGATGGGGCCTGCCTTGCTGGCTGAGAGCCACGAGATCGAAGCGACGTTCGCCGCTGCCCGCCAGCGCCGGGCGCAGTTGCCCGCCGTCGAACGATTGGCCTACGACAAACATATGGCGTGGCTGGCGCAGGCGCACGCGCACCAGATCGAGCCGGAGGGGAACTGGCGCACGTGGCTGCTGCTTGCCGGCCGTGGCGCTGGCAAGACCAAATGCGCGGCGGAGTGGGCTTGGTGGGAAGGCTGGCGCGATCCGGGGTCGCGAACGCTGGTCACGGCCCCGACGCTGGGCGACATCCGCGACACCTGCTTCGAGGGCGAGAGCGGCTTGCTGAACTGCATACCGCACCAGTTGATCAAGGATCACAACCGCTCGCTGTCCGAGATTGTGCTGGTCAACGGTTCGCTGATCAAGGGCATTCCCGCGTCAGAGCCTGAGCGCTTTCGCGGCGGCCAGTGGCACCGCGTGTGGGCCGACGAGCTGGCGGCGTGGACGTATGACGAGGACGCTTGGCAGATGATCATGTTCGCCCTGCGCCTCGGCAAGAACCCGCGCATAGTCGCGACCACAACGCCTAAGCCCAAGCAATTGATCCGGCAGTTGGTCGCCAGAGACGGCAAGGATGTGACTGTCACCCGCGCCACCAGTATGGCGAACATGGCCAACCTCGCGCCAACCTTCCGTGACCAGATCATGGCGATGGAAGGCACAGTCATCTATCGTCAAGAGGCGTTGGGAGAATTGGTGGATCCTGAGGAGGCCGGAATTGTTAAGCGATCGCAGTTCCGCCTGTGGCCGCACGACAAGCCGCTGCCCCGCTTCGACCTCGTCGTCATGTCGCTCGACACGGCCTTCACCGAGAAGACCATGGACAAACGGAGCGGCGACCCAGACCCGACGGCGTGCAGCGTCTGGGGCGTGTTCTTCCACGAGAAGCGCAACAACGTGATGTTGTTGGACTGCTGGGAGGAGCACTTGGGGCTCCCGGATCTTATCCGCAAGGTTCGTCGGGAGCTGAACGTTTCATACGGGGACGATGACGACACGGCGCTGATCAAGCCGCTGTTCGGCAGCGGAAAGCCCACCACGTCCGGCCGCAAGCCGGACATCTTGCTGATCGAAGACAAGGGCTCAGGCATCAGCCTGCGCCAGATGCTGGAGCGTGAGGGCATCGAGGCCTACGCCTACAACCCCGGCCGCGCCGACAAGCTCACCCGCCTGCACATCGTCTCGCCGATCTTCGCACGCAAGATGGTCTGGCTGCCCGAGAGCAGCAAACACCCCGGCCGGCCGCGCAACTGGGTCGATCCGCTGCTGCACCAACTGTGCTCGTACACCGGGCCGGGCAGCATCAAGCACGACGACTACGTGGACAGTACTTCGCAGGCGCTCAGGCTGATGATGGACAAACGCCTACTGGATGCTGTACAAGCCAAAAAAGATGAACCTGTTGGGCCTCCGCCCAAGCCGGTTAGCAATCCGTACGCTGTCTAAGGAGCGGGCATGGAAGACGATGACGATCTGCCCGAGACCGAAGTGGTCGATCTGGGCGAGGCCGACGACGAGGACGTGATCGACACGCCCGACGGCGGTGCCATCGTCCGGCTGGATGACGATGACGACATGGAGCCCCGCTCCGATGACTTCCTCGCCAACCTCGCCGAGGAGATGCCCGAGAGCGAGCTGCAGACGCTGGCGCAGTCGTACCTCGACCTGATCGGCAAAGACAAGGAAGCGCGCAAGAAGCGCGACGAGCAGTACGAGGAGGGCCTGCGCCGCACCGGTCTGGGCGACGACGCGCCCGGCGGCGCGCAGTTCAACGGCGCGACCAAGGTCGTCCACCCGATGCTGACCGAGGCGTGCGTGGACTTCGCCGCCCGCGCCATCAAGGAGCTGTTCCCGCCGCAGGGGCCGGTCAAGGACATGATCCCCGGCGAGGTGACGGCCGACAAGGTCAAGAAGGCCAAGCGCAAGACCACCTTCATGAACTGGCAGCTCACCGTCCAGTCCAGCGAGTTCCGCGCCGAGCTGGAGCAGCTCCTGACGCAGGTGCCGCTGGGCGGCGCGCAGTACATGAAGGTGACGTGGAAGGAAGACCGCAACCGGCCTGAGTTCCTGTTCGTCGCGATCGACGACCTGTACCTGCCGTTTGCTGCAACCAACTTCTACACGGCGCAGCGCAAGACGCACGTGCAATATCTTACGGCCGTGGACTACCAGCGCCGCGTCAAGAGCGGCATGTACCGCGACGTGGATCTCGGCCCGGTCAGTATGGAGCCCGACTACAGCGTCGCCGAGAAGGCGAACAACAAGATCGAGGGCCGCGAGGAGACCAGCTACAACGAGGACGGCCTCCGCACCGTCTACGAGGTGTACACCATCGCCGCGATTGAGGGCGACGAGGCGCTGCCGTACATCATCAGCATCGACAAGCCGAGCGGCAAGGTGCTCAGCATCTACCGCAACTGGGACGAGCTGGACGAGGCGCAGGAAGAGCTGCAGTGGTTCGTCGAGTTCCCCTTCGTGCCGTGGCGCGGCGCGTACCCGATCGGCCTGCCGCACATGGTCGGCGGTCTGGCGGCCGCCGCGACGGGCGCACTGCGCGCCCTGCTCGACAGCGCGCACATCAGCAACAGCCAGACCATGCTCAAGCTCAAGGGCGGCAGCAAGGGCGGGCAGAGCCTCGAGATCCAGCCGACGCAGGTGATGGAGATCGAGGGCGGCATGGCGGCGGACGACATCCGCAAGCTGATCATGCCGCTGCCCTACAACCAGCCGTCGCCGGTGCTGTTCTCGCTGCTGGGCTTCTTGGTCGATGCGGGCAAGGGCGTCATCCGCACCAGCATGGAGGACATCGCCGACGGCAACGCCAACGCGCCGGTCGGCACGACGCTCGCCAAGATCGAGCAGGGCATGGTCGTGTTCAGCGCCATCCACGCCCGCCTGCACAACTCGATGCAGAAGCTGCTGTCGATCCTGCACCGCCTCAACGCCATGTACCTCGACGACGAGGAGACGGACGCCGAGCTGGGCGAGGAGCTGGCCACGCGCGCCGACTTCGAAGGCCCGCTCGACGTGGTGCCGGTCAGCGACCCGAACATCTTCAGCGAGGCGCAGCGCTTCGCGCAGGTGCAGGCGGTGGCACAGCGCGCGGCCGCGCTGCCGCAGTTGTACAACCTGCGGAAGGTCGAGGAGCGCATCCTTGACACGCTCAAGATCCCCAACGCCAAGGAGCTGTTGAACCCGGCGGTGGAGCCCAAGGAGCGCAACGCGGTCAACGAGAACGTGGCGGCGACCATGGGCCAGCCGATCGTGGTCTTCCCCGAGCAGGATCACATCGCCCACCTCAAGACGCACTTGGCGTACATGCTCTCGCCCGCGCTGGGCATGAACCCGCTGATCGCGCCGACGTACCTGCCGATGATCCTGAACCACATCCGGGATCACCTCGCGTCGTGGTACGCCTACAGCGTGTTCGAGCTGGGCACCGAGGCGACGGGCGAGGACATCGGCGACGTGCTGAAGGCGATCAAGGATCCCGACGACAAGCGCGCATTCGACGCCATGCTGGCCGAGGCTTCGCAGACGGTGGTGCAGCAGGCCGGCAACGTGTTCGCGTCGCTGCCGCCCGTCATCCAGCAGGCGCAGCAGGTCATGCAGTCTCTCGCGCCGCAGCCGCCCATGGATCCGAACACGCAGGCGGCCATGGAGCAGCTCAAGCTGCAGGCGCAGCAGATCCAGCAGCGCGCCCAGTCCGACGCGCAGCGCATGCAGCTCGATGCAGCGAAGACGCAGCAGCAGGCCCAGACTGATCAGGCCAAGCTGCAGCTCGACGCGGCCAAGACGCAGCAGCAGGCCCAGAACGATCAGGCCAAGCTGCAGATGGAGCAGGCCAAGCTGCAGCTCGACGCGCAGCAGGCGCAGGCACGCCTCGCCTCCGCCCAGCAGATCGAGCAGATCGAGAACCAGCGCAAGCTGTCCGAGATGCAGGTGCGTCAGGCGATGAACACGCAGGACAACCTGACGGCCATGGAGCTGGCCAAGCTCGAAGTCGAGACGGGTGAGCGCTTCGGCGTCAGCACCGGCACCGGCATCAACCCGTAACGAGGAGACTGAAATGAACGACACCAAGGGCAAGCCGGTCGGTAAGGACGGCGTCAAGATGCACAAGCGTCTGGCAATGGGCGAAGCCGTCGAGACCGGTGCCGGCAAGGGCGCGATGGGCGGCAAGAACTCGCCGAAGACGCCTGCATGAGAATTGAGGTTCTGCTGCAGCGTCTGGAGCAATCGCAGGCCGATCTGGCACGCGATGCGCTGGAGCAGCCTCAAGGCCGCGACCTCTTCGAGTACGGAAAGGTTGTCGGCATTTACGCTGGTCTCGAGCTGGCCAAGACCGTGTTGATCGACATGGTCGCGGAGAAAGAGCGAAAAGACCGTAATCTCTAACCACTTGAGCGGAGGAGCACCCGTGCAAGAATATGTTCTGAACAAGGTACAGTTTGCGTATGGCAGCATCGACGAGGCCTTCCCGGCCGTCGATCCGGGCGTGAAGCCCTTTGGCAGCCGCGTGCTGTGCCAGATCCGTCTGGCTAAGAAGAAGACGAAGGGCGGCATCATCCTCACCGGCGACACCAAGGACACCGAAACGTGGAACACGCAGGTGGCCCGCGTCGTGGCCGTCGGTGATCTCGCCTTCAAGAACCGCAACACGCAAGAGCCGTGGCCAGAGGGCTCGTGGGCTACGCCGGGGGACTTCGTCCGCGTCCCCAAATACGGCGGTGACAAGTGGACGGTCAAAATCGACGACGATCAGGAAGTGATCTTCGTTATCCTCAACGATCTGGATCTGATCGGCTTAGTCACGGGCGACCCGCTCGCGATGAAGGCGTTCGTCTGATCCATAAGGCTGAAAGGAGCCGATCATGGCTGATACAGTAGACGAAAAGGACGACGAGATCGTCGTCATCGAGACCGACGGCACCGAACAGGTTGAGCAGCCCGAGGTGCAGGACGACGAGGACGATGATGACGACGACAGTCGCATGGGCACGTCCGAGGACGACTCCGAGGACGAGATCGTCGACAAGACGAAGAAGAACCGCGATAGCCGCGTCAAGCGGCGCCAACTGCAGAAGGTGGCCAAGGAGCGCTCGCAGCAGGAGCTGGCCTATCTGCGCGAGCAGAACGCCGAACTCATGCGCCGCATGGCTGCGGTCGAGGGCAACACGCTGACGCAGAACGCGGCCGGCGTGCAGCAGCAACTGCAGCAGGCACTGGCGGAGGCCCGGCAGGCCGAGCAGATCATGGCCCGCGCGATCGAGGCCGGCAACGGTGAGGACGCCGCGACCGCGCTCCGCATCCGCGACGAGGCCAAGGAGCGCGCCGCGCAGCTTTCCGCGTACAAGGATCGCTTCGAGGCCGCCGCCAAGGAGGCGACCACGCCGCGCGCCGACCCGCGCGTGACGAACTACGCGCAGCAGTGGCTGTCAGCCAACTCGTGGTACGACCCGCAGGGCCGCGACGAGGACAGCGCCATCACCAAGGCGATCGACAACGCTCTGGCGCGCGAGGGTTGGAACCCCGCGAGCGAGGAGTATTGGCACGAGCTGACGCGCCGCGTGGCCAACCGCATCGGTGATGGGGACGAGGCACCTGCGCGCACCGCCAAACGCAAGGCTCCGCCGACCGGCAGCGGCCGCGAATACGCACCGCCGAGCACCAAGAACGAAGTAGTAGTGACACCCGAGCGCAAACAGGCTATGTTAGACGCTGGTGTTTGGGACGACCCTGTCGCTCGCAAGCGCTACCTGAAGGCGTATCAGGACTACGACCGCAACACAGCTCGCTGAAAAGGAGAGAGCTAAATGTCTGAAGAACGTATGGATGATCGCCTGAAGAAGGAACTGGGTGTTAGTCGGCAACCCCGAGAGACGCAGGATCGGCGCACGACGCAGAACCGCGAAATCTCGGAAGATGACCGGCTCGCGATGTTCCGAATGCAGTTGTACAACGATGCTCTACCCAACATTCCAGATATCCCCGGATATCATGTGTGCTGGCTGACGACGACGAACAATGGCGACACGATCCAACACCGCCTGCGTCTGGGCTACGAACTCATCCGTGCCGAGGACGTTCCGGGGATGGAACTGGTCACCATGAAGACCGGCGAATATGTCGGCTGCGTCGCCGTCAAGGAAATGATCGCGGCTAAGCTGCCCTTGTCCCTGTATTACAGGTACATGCAGGAAGCTCACCACGACGCACCCATGCGGGAGGAGAACAAGCTCGAGGAAACCGCGCAGATGATGCGCGAGCAAGCCGAGCGTTCTGGCGGTCGTCTCGTCGTGGACGAGGACGACATGCGGGGAGGGTATGGTTCAAACCCGGCAAAGGGCCTTTTCGCCTGATGCCAACCGAAACCCTTTTGTAAGGAAACAGGCTCATGTCTGCCACGGTTAACGCACCGTTCGGTCTGCGCCCGTCGTACTCGCCCAGTGGTGTGATCCGTCCCACCGCCTTCACGATTGCGTCGGGTTATGCCCAGAACCTCTTCCAGAACCAGCCCGTACGTATCGCCCCCACCACCACCGGTGGCGAAACTGAAGGCAACCTTGTCGCCGCCGCTGTTGGTGCCGCCTTCATCGGCGTCTTTCAGGGCGTCGAGTTCACCGATGGCGAAGGTCGCCGCCGCGTGTCCAACCGCTGGTTGGCCTCGACGGTTGCCACCGAGATCACGGCGTACGCCACGCTTGACCCGACCATCTTCTACGAAATCCAGAGCAACGCCGCTCTGACCGTGGCAGATATCGGCAAGCAGTACGACCTGTCTGCCATCTCGGGCAACACCACTACCGGCCTGAGCACTCAGGCTCTGGACGTTGCCTCCGCCGCCGCCAATGCTTCTGTCCGTCTCGTCGGCATCACGCCCGGCCCGGACAACGCCTTCGGCGACACCTATGTCATCGCGCAGGTTCAGATCAGCGAACATCAGTTCGTTGCTGACAAAGCTGCCATCTAATTAGGAGGGCTTGAACAATGGCTACGCCTATGCGTTCAACCGACTTTCGTTCAATCGTCGAACCGATCCTGAACGAAGAGTTCAATGGCATCTATGACCAGCGCGCGGACGAGTGGTCACAGGTCTTCAAGGAGTTCAAGGGCATCCCCCGGAACTACCATGAAGAGCCTGTCCTGTACGGCTTCGGGGCTGCCCCGGAACTGCCGGACGGCATGCCGGTCACCTACCAGTCGGGCGGCGTGCTGTTCATCCAGCGCTACGTCTATCGCGTCTACGGTCTGGCCTTCGCCCTGACCAAGGTGCTGGTGGAAGACGGCGACCACATCCGTATCGGTCAGACCTATGCGCGTCACCTCGCGCAGTCGCTGATCGAGACGAAGGAAACGCTGGGTGCCAACGTCCTGAACCGCGCCTTCAACGGCTCGTATCCGGGCGGCGACGGCGTGTCGCTGGTGGCCAACAACCACCCGACCGCCAATGGCACGTTCAGCAACCAGCTCAACGTGGCTGCGGCTCTGTCGCAGACCTCGCTGGAGCAGTTGCTGATCCAAATCCGCAACGCTGTTGACAACAACGGCAAGCGTATCCGCCTGACGCCGAAGAAGATCGTCACTGGGCCGTCCAACGTGTTCCAAGCCGAAGTGCTGCTGAAGAGCGTACTGCGTGCCGGCACTGCGGATAATGATATTAACCCAGTGAAATCTTTGGGTCTTTTGACCGAAGGTCAGGCCAACCTGTCGCGTATCACCTCCAACACGGCCTTCTGGGTCGAGACCGACGCGCCGGAAGGCCTCAAGCTCGCGATGCGTCGCGGCCTTGAGAAGTCGATGGAAGGTGACTTCGAAACCGACAGCATGCGCTACAAGGCCACCGAGCGTTATGCGTTCGGGTGGACGGACCCCCGTGGCGTTTTTGGAACTCCGGGTATCTGATAAGCACTTAAAAAGCAACGCTTTTTAGGCACTTGCAAAACGTCTCCTCCGGTATTAGGCCACAAACCTAACTACCGGAGGAGATTTTTTTTTATGCCTTGCCAGATTGACGGCTGCACCCGCCCGCACAAGGCGCGCGGTCTTTGCCAGACGCACTATGCCCAGCGCCTGCGGGGCTCAGACTTTTCACCCATCCGCAGCCGCGTCCGCGAAAAGCCGGTCGAATGTACGGAGGAAGACTGCGCCGAACCCGTGAAGTCCAAGGGGTTGTGCAAGATGCACTACCAGCGGTTTTTGCGACACGGTCACACCATGTATCGCAACCGCAAGAAGCCCGCGAAACAGTGCGGGATCGACGGCTGTGACAGCGTTCTGTACGCCAAAGACCTGTGCCACGCCCACTACATCAAGCAGCGCAAGTGGCAGGCGGCTGGCGTTGACGCCACCCGGTATCAGGAGATGCTGCGCGAGCAGGGCGGCGTCTGCGCCATCTGCGCCCAGCCTGAGCGCGCACCAGACAAGGCGTCAGGCAAGACGAAGGATCTCGCCATCGACCACGACCACGTCACAGGCGCGATCCGCGCCCTGCTTTGCTCGAACTGCAATCGTGGTCTGGGCCTCTTTAACGATGACGAGGGGCTACTAGCCAAGGCACAAACGTATGTGCTATATCATAGACAATCTGGGCAAACCCCAGCTTGTCAGACCGGCCCAGCGGACGATGCACAGACTGACAGGCGACTTGTGCATAAGGACTGATCATGGCTTCGACCACATTCTCCGGGCCGGTCACCTCGACCAACGGCTTCATCGGCAATTTCACCGGCAACATCACCGGCGACGTCACCGGCGACGTTACTGGCGACCTGACCGGCCGCGTATTTGGCACTGTCGGCACCCGCTCGGGCGCTGGCGCGGTGCCGATCACCTCGGGCACCGTCCGCCTGACCACCACCGCCGCCGACGCCCTGACGCTGGCCAACGGCGCGAACGGCCAGCTCCTGACCATCGTGATGGTCGTTGACGGTGGCGACGGCACCCTGACGCCGACCACGAAGACCGGCTACACCACGATCACCTTTGGTGATGTGGGCGACAGCGTGACGCTCCAGTATTTCACCACGCTGGGCTGGATGATCGTCAGCAACTACGGCGCAACAATCGCGTAATTGGCACGAGAGCAGGCCGGGCGAATGGAAGTGCGCTCGGCCTGCTCTCTAGCATAGAAGGACACGCCCATGCGCCAGATCGTTCTGACCCAGACGGGAGCCGGCAACGGCACGACCGCGCCCCTCGACATCCACGGCCGGCCGGACATTTCACTGCAGGTCGTCGTCACCGGCACCGTGAACTGGACGGTGCAGCAGACCCTCGACAACCCGCAGACCGTCACCTCTCCGACGTGGTTTAGCCACCCGGACGCCAACATGGTCTCCCAGACCGTGAACCGGCAGGGCAACTACGCCTACGTGCCGGCGGCTGTCCGCGTTGTCGTCAACAGCGGCGCAGGCAGCGCCACGCTGACCATCATCCAGTCCGGCGACAACAGGGCGTAAGGGTGAGCACCGGCCTCTACAGCGGCGTCTCCGGCCTCGCGCTCGGCACCGGCCTGTACAAGGGCGCGCAGGGGCTGTGGGGCGGATCGAGTGGCCTGATCGATCAGTTCGGCGCGTCGCTGTCGCTGAACTTCCTAGCCGGCGCGCCGCTGGACAGCCGCATCACGTTCAGCCGCACGACGAACGCCACGCTGGTCGATAGCACCGGGCGGGTGACCTACGCGCCGAACAATCTGGTGCTGCGGTCGGAAGAGTTCGATAACGCGGCGTGGACGAAGACGCGCTCCAGCATCACGGCTAACGCTACAACCTCGCCCGATGGTACAGCGAACGCGGATAGATTTGTCATAGACACTACGGCGGCAACCAACCATGCAGTTGGTCAGTCTGCTTCAGTAACCAGCGGGACAACTTACGCGCTCACCGTGTTTGCTAAAGCCGATCAGTTTAGCCAAATCAATTTGCGATTTTCGGCTCAATTTCCAGCCGGAAACGTTTATTACGACCTAAATAACGGAACTATTTCTTCCGCAGGGTCTGTTGTTTCGGCTTCTATGACCTCGTTTGGCAACGGCTGGTGGCGGTGCGTACTTGTGATGACTGCCAACGCAACCGGCGCGGCGGCAGGCCAAATCTTTCTTGCTCAAGGCAATTCGATCACCATAGCGACGGCTGACGGCACCAGCGGCCTGTTCATCTGGGGCGCGCAACTTGAAGCCGTCACCTACCAGACGCTGCCCTCGACGTATGTGCAGACGGTCGCCTCGGCCTACTACGGCCCGCGCTTTGACTACGATCCCGTCACGCTGGCTCCGCGCGGCCTGCTGATTGAGGAGCAGCGGGTGAACTTGGCTCTGTATTCGGCGGAATTTGATAACGCGGGTTGGGCTAAAGATAATGCCACGATAACAGCCAATGCCGCCGTGGCACCTGACGGCACGACCACCGCAGATAAAGCTATACCAAGCAATGGTGTAGATTTGACGTCTATTGCTAATGGTACAGTTCGACAAGCTGTGACTTATTCTGCTGGGGCAACTTTAACATTCAGTGTATTTGCAAAAGAAGCAGAGTTTGACCGTATTGAGTTGTATTTCTCAGAAGCAACTGGAACGGCTAACCGCGCAACTGTTACGTATTCATTGGTTGATGGTTCTGTTGTTACGGCTGCGGCTGTTGCAGGTACGTTTACAAGCGTATCCTCGACATCAACTTCTTTTGGCAATGGCTGGTATAGATTTACGCTGACATTTACCACTGGAAGTGGCACAACGGCACGAGCAAGGTTTGCCGTCAGGGACTCAGGAACCACAATAGGAGATGGAACGTCTGGCATCCTGATCTGGGGCGCGCAACTTGAAGCTGGCGCGTTCGCCACCAGCTACATCCCCACCGTGGCCTCCACGGTCACACGCGCGTCTGACACACCCACAATAACCGGCGCAAACTTTGCAAGTTGGTACAACGCCAGTGAGGGATCTATTGTCGTTAGCGCCGATAGCTTTCGTGGAACGGCGGGAACTGCCCGTACTTTCCAATTTGATGATAGCACCGCCGACAACAACATCCGCGCCGCAGGGCAAAGCACCCTTCAAGTTGTTGACGCCACAGTTACTCAAGCCAGCCTTAGCCCGACACCTTTGATTTCCTTTGATGGCACGGTGTTTAAGTTTGCATCAGCCTATAAGGCAAACGATTTTGCCAGTGTCACAACAGGCGCTGTCGCAACGGATACCAGCGGAACCGTTCCTACGGTAACGCAACTAGCCCTTGGTCGTGGGGTCGGCGGAACAATTCTTAACGGACACCTTCGCACGTTCACCTACTACCCGCAGCGCCTCGCCAACGAGCAGCTACAGGCGCTCTCAGCATGATCGACCTCTACCTCTGCGCACCGACCGAAGCCGACATGACCGCCGCGCTGCTGGCGGCTGGCGTTATCAACGACGAGGGCCTCCCTGTGGCCGGCGTCACCCTCGATCACATTGGCGAGATCGAGGGCGCTACTGGCTGGCACACCAACCTGCGTCTGGTGGAAGATATCGACACCTCGGCGCTTCTCGGCTACATCATAGACACCCCGGCCACGCCGTACCGGGTCTGGGCATAAGGGCAGGCGCGCATGGCTAACGTCAAGATTACCGATCTTCTCGCCGCTACTGTTCCGCTGGCCGGCACCGAGCTGTTCGAGACGGTACAGACCAGCGCCAGCAAGAAGGTGACGGCGGCCCAGATCGCCGCCACCTACTCCACCAGCGCGAGCAACGTGCTGCCCGTGGCCAACGGCGGCACCGGCCGTACGGTCGGAAGCTACTCGGTCTTCTCGCTGGAAATCCACGTCAGCAAGGACGGGAACGACACGACGGGTGACGGCACGCTGATCAACCCGGTTCTGACGATCGTCAAGGCGTTGACCTTGGTGAGCGCGGGCCGGAACACGGTGCTTGTGCACCCCGGCACGTACACCGAGAGCCCGACGGTGAGCTCGGCCAACGTGACGATCGCCACGACCGAGCTGACGGGCGCGAACACCCAGATCAACGGGACGCTTACCCTGTCCGCAGCGGCCCGCGTGTCCGGCCTGAAGATGAACAACCTGACCATCACGGGCAGCGGCAACACGTACATCTCGAACTGCACCGTTGACACGCGGGTCATCAAGTCCGGCTCGAACTACGTCGAGATCATCGACAGCGAGCTGCAGTGCACCTTGGGCGTGCAGATTTCGGGCACCGGAACGGTCTCCATCGTCGGGAACAAGTGCTGGGCGGTGGCCGTGTCCAACGCCGGCGCTACCGTCTTGGTCAAGGACTGCTTCCAAGTCATCAACCCCAGCGTCACCGCCGGGACTTTGAACTTCGACGGCTGCGCCATCTTCGCGGCGAGTCCGGCGACCAACGCCGTGACATCGAGCGTCGGCACCTTCGTCACGCTGGCGAACAGCTTCGTCCTGAACTCCGCCGCGAATAACCCGGAGCGCGTGAGCTTGGGCGGGGCGTACAGCATTCTGAACCTCGTCTACGACAAGACCAACTCGACCTTCACCGGCACCAACCTGAACGCCGTTGACTATTTCAGCGTCGTCAATGCCGACACGGTGGTGTCAACGGCGGCGACCGTGGGCACCCTGACGCTGACGAACGACCTGACCGTGGCCAATGGCGGCACGGGCGCGTCCACGCTCACGGGCTACGTCAAGGGCACGGGCACGACGCCAATGACGGCGGCCGCCACGATCCCATTCGCGGACATGGACGGGCGCGCGTACATTTCGTCGTTCAGCACCGCAGACCAAACCGGCAGCGTGTCTGCCGCCACGGCCGTTACATTCACCGACGGTTTGACCGGCACCGGGATCACCATCGCCGGCAGTCAGATCACGTTTGCGGCGGCGGGCACGTACATGCTCGCGCCGAGTTTCCAGTTCAAAAACACAGATACCAACAATCACGACGCGACGTTCTGGTTCAGGAAGAGCGGCACCAACATCGCCAATTCTGCCAGCATCGTGAACATTCCCAAGGCCGCCGATGGCGGCGCGACATTCGCTCAGATCGTCTTCTTTGAGACCGTGACGGCAGGCCAGAATATCGAGATCATGTGGCTGCCTGAGAACGCGGCGGTGACAATCGATGCCCTCCCGGCGGGCGCGATTGCTCCGGCGGTTCCGTCCGTCATCCTTGTAGCGCAGAGGATTGCCTGATGCCCGGCGGCTTCGCCTTCGATCTCAACGCAATGCGGGCGCGGGACGAGATCAACGACGCCCTGAGCGTGTCTCAGCGGCCGAATGTGGGCCAGATGCCGGCGGATCCGAGCCTTCTGCAGCGCTTGTCACAGCGCGTGAACGTGCAGGCCACGCCGCAGATGCAGCAAATGAACGTAAATGCGCCTCTGGGCGGCGGTTTTAGCGCCAATCTGGGCGTCAATCGCATGGGGGCGCAGCCAAACATGCCCGCGATGCGGCCGCAGGTGACAAATATGGGCGTCGGGTACCAATCTCCCGGCTTTTCGGCCGATGTCGGCTACAATCCGGCGCAGCGCGGCATCAGCGCGGGTGTTCGACTGCCTTTCAAGAAGGGCGGACACGTCAAAAGTGACGATTTCGCCGTAAAACGCGACGAATACGCCTCCGGGGGCGGCGCGTGGACGCGGAAAGAGGGCAAGAACCCCGAGGGCGGCCTCAATGCCAAGGGCCGCGCCTCGCTGAAGGCGCAGGGGCAGGACATCAAGCCGCCCGTGAGCGCGAAACAGGCCAAGAAGTCACCCAAGGCGGCCGCGCGGCGCAAGAGCTTCTGCGCCCGGATGGGTGGCATGGAAGGCCCGATGAAGGACGACAACGGCAAGCCGACGCGCAAGGCGCTGGCGCTGCGGAAGTGGGACTGCTGACATGAGCGATTTTGCGGTGAAGCCCGTGTGGGACAAAAAGCGGCCCAAGGATCTGGGCGAGCCGAAGAGCCTGTCGGTCAAGAAGAAGAAGTCCGCGAAGGCGCGAGCGGCTGCGGCCGGCCGTCCCTACCCCAACCTCGTCGACAACATGGCAGCAGCTCGCAAGAAAGGTAAGTGACATGAAGGGCTTCAAAGACAGCACCAAAGTGCAGTACATGGGCGGCGGCATGGTCGGCGGCTACGCCAAGGGCGGCATGGCCAAGGGCGAAGCCAAAGTCGGCAAAGTCATGGGCGAGTTCAAAAAGGGCGAGCTGCACAGCGGCTCGAAGGAAGGCCCGAAGGTCAAGAACCCGAAGCAGGCTGTCGCCATCGCCATGAGCGAGGCGCGCAAGGCCGGCATGAAGGCCCCGATGAAGAAGGGCAACGGCGGTGACGTGAAGATGCCGTCACCCGCCGAGAGCGCAGCCAGCAGCGAACGCATCAGAATGCAGGAGGAGGCCGCCATGGCCGCGCAGGAAGCCCGTAAGATGCGCGAGATGAAGAAGCGCGTGCCGGCCACGCGCCGCGAGCCGATGCTGCCCTCGCCCGCCGAGAGCGAAGCCAGTGCCCGCCGTTTGCCGCCAGAACTGACGCCGGCTCAAATGCGCGAGATGCTGCGCCGCAAACAGGGCGGCCTCGCCGCCATGCCGAAATGTAAGTGAACGCCGCCCGGTTTCGTGGTAGGGCAGTGATCAGGACAGGAGTGTAGACCATGGCAAACGCATTGTACCCGAAGTGGAAGGAGCAACTGCTCCAGTTCACTGCCAACAACAACCTGAGCGCAGGGACGGTGAAGGTCGCCTTGGTCACGGCCGGCTACACCTACTCGTCGGCGAACCAGTTCTACAGCAGCGTCAGCGCCTCGGTGGTTGGCACTCCGCAGACGATCGGCTCGAAGACGTTCACCGACGGCGTGTTCGACGGCGGCAATGTCACCTTCACGGCCGTCACGGGCTCGCAGGTGGTGTCTCTGGTGCTCTACATCGACACGGGCAGCGCGGCCACGTCTCCGCTGGTGGCCTTCCTCGACACGGGCGTGACCAACCTGCCCGTGACCCCGAACGGCGGCGACATCACCATCACGTGGAACGCCTCGGGCATTTTCGCTCTCTAACTGAGGGGGCGCACGGCCCGTGCCTACACTCTACCTCGACCAAGACGGCGGCAATGACAACCACGGGGGCACTAGCTTCGCGGTGTTGGCTTCGGCTGCGGACGGCGCGCTTACCACTCTCGGCGCGTTTACGAGCGCAAGTGCCTCGTTCCCCAACGACGGGTCGCTTATCGGCCAGTATCTGACGATCTTTAACGGCACGATTTACGCCGCGTACCGTATCACCGCGTGGGTCTCCGCGACTGCCCTGACGGTTGCTGTAATTGGCCTCGGCACCCCACTGTCAACGCAGGCAGCGCGACAGTACTTCATCGGAGGTCGGTGGCAGACGATCAGCAATGGCGCGTCGTCTCTGCGTGTTTTGGCGGGTGATACCATCAGGATCATGGCCTCGCCTGATCCGACAAGCATTGGCAATGCAACTTGGACGGGTGGCGGGCGTCCTGCTAGCCCCGCAGGGTCTCCGTCGTCTACAAATACCACACCCATCGTCGTTACGTTCGCCGCGCACGGATTGGTGACAGGCGACTATGTGTCGTTGACGGGTCAAGCTGGCAACACCAACGCCATCGGCGTCTGGATGGTCGGCACCACGACAGCTAACACATTTCAAATTCTTAACATGGACGGCAGTAACACCACGGGTAACGCCGTTGGCCCCGCAAGTGGCGGTATTACCAAAGTCAACAACTGCATGGTCAAGACAGCAACGCCGCTAGTGAAGAACATCGCTCTGTGCGGCGGGCGTGGCGAAAAACCTGCGTGGACGGCGAGTGCAAACGTCACGGCACAGCAGACTACAGCAGGCTGGAAAGAGGGCAATTCCTGCGCCAGCATCAATCTCGCGACCGCGTTCACCACAGGCAAAGCCGCATACTACACACTGCCGGCTACGCTCGACCTTTCTGCCTACCAACAAGTGACGTTTTGGGTGCAGCAGGGTATCGGAACAACCGCCACCGCTGGACAAGTTTATGTGGCGCTTTGCACCGACACCATTGGCGATACGGTGGCGCATCAGTGCAACATTCCTGCACTTGGCGCAAACAACGTATGGGTGCCGGTGACGGTAAATCTTGGCACTAACTTAAACGCGGCTATCCGTTCGGTGGCGTTTTACGTTGTTACTGACGTTGGCACGCAACAATTTTCACTGGACAACATCGTGGCCTGCAAAGCCGCATCATCCGCCGACAGCGTGACGCTTAACTCGCTGATCTCCAAATCTGACGGTACGGGCGATGAGGCGTGGTACGCCATTCAGAGCATCAACAACGATGTCATCATGTTGGCCAACGCCAATGGTAATACTAGTCAAACCACCAACATACGGGGCTACAACGGCACCTCTGAGACGGTGACGACCTACAAGCGCGAGACGACAAAAACCACGCCCGCTGCTAGTGTTGGCGCAATTGCGGCGGTTGTCAACAATAACGGCACCAGCGGCAACCTCATCACTTACAGTGGCGGTTGGGATCGCACCAACATGTCCACGCAGACCGGCGTAACGTGGTATGACGGCATCAACGGCAACGGTATTGGTATCCAATTTGGCAACCGCTCATTCAATCAGATCGACCGATTGAACTTCTGCCGGTACAATAATGGTATTCAGTTTACTTCAGTTACAGCCGATATAACTATCGGCTCTACTTACCTGACGGCTTGTTCCAGTCAAGGTATTGAGTTTGGAACGGCGAGTCGCACCAATTCCTCGGTGGCATCCATATGGGCAAATAACAACGGGGGTACAGGTATACTTCTTTCCGGCACAGGATCAGTTATTACTACCGCTAAGCTGGTGTCTAATAACACAAGTAACGGCGTGAGTTTTGACGGCTCGCGATATAACACAATCGGTTCTTTAATCAGCGGTAACAACGGCACCGGATCAACTAATGGCGGTATAATTTTTAGCAGTTGCTTTAATAGCACCGTTGGAACAGCGACATTGGCCAATAACGTCGGAAGTGGAATTGTTTCGGGGATATCTGCATTTAGTAATTCAGTAAACGGCGGCAGCAGTTCTGGGCATACTCAAGGCGTATTTGCTTTTTCCGTAAGCGAATTGTATTTGAACAACTTCACCATTAACGAGGTTAGCGAAGTCGCCCAGCCCTCGACGCCTACGGGCTTTGTCTATGCCAACCGCCTTGACGACACCGACAACAATAGCTGGGTGTTCCAAGTCAGCATGGGAACCGTGAACCAGCAGACCGCCGTCGTGGACAGCCCAGCGACGACATCGTGGCGGATGCGCCCGACGACGGTTACTACCACCGCAAACAGCCCGCTTTTACTCAAACTGGGTACGGTGGTCTGCGCCGCCAGCAGTGCCGTGACCGTCACTGCCCGGATGCGGCGCGACAACACCGGCTTGACCATGCGTCTTGTCTGCCCCGGCGGTCAGATCACTGGCGTTTCTACGAACGTGAGCAGCGACATGACCGCAGCAGCAAATACGTGGGAAACGGTGACGATCACGTTCACCCCCACCAAGGCAGGCGCGGTGGACATCTACGCCTATGCGTTCGGCGGTACGACGTTTAACGGCTACGTCAGCAACCTCACAGCGACACAGGTCTGACATGTACGAGATTATCGACAGGGAAGAAGATGTCGCCGGCAAGTGGCGCATCCGCGTGGCCATCAACGGCGCGACCGTGGCGTTTAAGTTTGCGTCAGACCCCACAGACGAGGAAGTGCAGGCCGAGGCTGCGCGTTACGACGCGATGATGCAGGAGCAGTCAGATGCCGCTCCCAACACGGACTGATGTCCTCACCCTAGACTTTACCGGCTACGGGCAACCCGCTGCCTACATCGAAGCCAAGACGCTCAGCCCGTCTTCGGCAACGCTCGACTACACTCTGGCGGGGCAACCTGCTTTTGGCCTGTCCCCCGGCACGCCAACGCAGAACCTCTCACCTGCGCTCTTCACCAACACGAACACGTTCTACACGGCCACGATCAGCCCCGCCAACCTCGCGCCTGCGCTATTCACCAATACGAACACGTTTTATGCAGCCACGATCAGCAGCGCGGTTACGCTGCTGCCTGCGCGCTTCGACAACATCAACACGTTCTACGCGGCGTCAATCAGCACGGGCGCGGTCAACCTCTCGCCTGCGCTCTTCACCAACACCAACACATTCTACACGGCAACGCTCAACAGCACGTATGCACTGCTGCCGGCGCTGTACACCAACACGAACACGTTCTACGCGGCCACGATCACCGTCGGCCCGGCCAACCTCTCGCCGCAGCTCTACGTCAACGCGAACACGTTCTACGCGGCCGCCATTGTTCCGGGCGCGATCAACCTCTCTCCGGCCCTGTTCACCAACACGAATACGGTCTTCCCGCCTTCCGCCCGGTCGGTCAACCCGCTGCAGCCGCCGCTGCTGGTCAACCTCTCGATCTTCTACTCGGCGACGATCAGCGGCGGCAGCCCGGTGCCAATCCCGTTCAACCCATTCGACCGTCGCCAGAACATGATCGTTGAGGAGCTGCCGCGCCAGTCCATGACCGTGCAGGAGCTGCCGCGCCGGTCTATGATCGTGCAGGAACTGCCCCGAAAGAACATGGAGCCCAACGGCGTATAGTTTACACCAGCGCCTCTGTTTGGTATAACCGAGAGGCCAGAGATGCTCGCCCCACGTGGCGAGCTGCTGCCCTGAACCAGCGAGCACCCTCTTATGGCCTATTCCGGCACAGTATCGCAGACGACCTTCGACACGCGCCGCGTGATCGAGAACGCCACGCGTCGCTGCAAGCTGCCCGCGCAGTCCCTCACCGCCGAGCACGTGAGCATCGCGAACGACGTGCTGTACCTGCTGCTCTCGGATCTCGCCAACCAAGGCGTGCCGCTCTGGTGCGTGCAGGAGACGCTGTACCCGCTCTATGAGGGCGTGCCGATCATCGTCACCGAGAAGGGCACCGTTGACATTCTCAACACCAACCTGCGCTCGCTGCAGGAGGTGACTGGCACCAACATCGACACGTCCACGACCCGCATCACGCAGTTCACCAGCACCACGCCCGTCACGACCGTCGGCATCCGCTGGTCGGCACCGGCCGTGCCGATCGAGTTTTCGCGCTCCAATGACGGGGTGACGTGGACTATACTCCAAGCCGAAGTGCCCCAAGCGTCAGCCGGAGAGTGGACTTGGTACGATCTGTCCAGCGTAGTTGCAGCCACATACTTCCGCGTGCGGGCCACCAGCGGCACCCTCGGCTTCAGTCAGGTGTACCTCGGCAACACGCCGACGGAAATCCCGCTGGCCCGCCTGAACCGCGACGACTACACCAACCTGCCCAACAAGCAGTTCCAGAGCAATCGCCCGCTGCAGTATTGGCTCGATCGGCAATCCCTCTCCCCCGTGATGAACCTGTGGCCGGTGCCGAATATCGCCGCCACCGTCATGCAGGTCGTGGTCTGGTCGCACCGGCACATCATGGACGTTGGGACGATGACGCAGGAACTTGAGGTGCCGCAGCGCTGGTACGAGGCAATCGTATCCATGCTCGCCGCCAAACTGGCGATGGAGTACGTCGAGGTCGATGCCAGCATGATCCCGCTGCTCGACCAGAAGGCGCAGCAGGCGCTCTACATCGCGCAGGCCGAGGAGCGCGACAACAGCCCGATGATGATCGCGCCCAACATCGCCGTGTACACGAGGTAAGCGCATGCCGATCTTCCTCGACACTCGTGGCAAGAGCACGCTGGCAATCGGCATCTGCGGACGCTGCAGCCGCAAGTTCTCCATGACCGAGCTCCTGCCGGATCCCAACTATCCGGGCCTGCTGGTGTGCGACGCTGATCGCGACGACTACGACCCGTATCGCCTGCCGGCGCGGCAGCCGGAGAAGATCTCGCTACGCTTCGCGCGG